TCTTTTAATTCTTTTTGATGCGATAAAATGTAATTAGATTCAAGTGAATTTGGCATACCATCTTTAAACACAAGTGATTCGACATATTCTCTTGTTAGTTCATTTACATTCGCTAAAGAGCGCGTATTTTGTACCAATCTTCTTGCCGCACTTTTTGCTCCATTTCCATGTGTTGAATTATCAATAACGATTGGAGCAAAGTTTAATCCAAAATTTTCAATATTATATTTTTCCATAGCTTGTTTTGCTCGATCGATATTATCGAAAATTGTAGCATTACTTAAACTATTAACGAAAATATAGCCATTCCCTTTGATTCTAACGAATCTTCCAAGTGGAATATCTTCAGTGATAACCACTCTTCTTGTCGTAATTTTTGCTTTGTTTTTTACCATTCTACTTGCCATTTTTATCTACTCCCACTATTTCTACGATTAAACTACTACTATTTATTGCTTGTTGCGCTGCATCTTCTTCTGATGCTGCGGATATTGGTAATAAATGTTTGTTGCCGTTAACAGTTTTTACATGTACGATAAAAATTTGTTCCATCGAGATAACCTCTTTTCTTTTAGTATAGTTTAATTATACAATATCTCATGAAAAAAGTAAACATTTTTTTGAAAAATATATAAAAAACATGTGTAATACTTATATATAATATAAGAGATAAAGAGTTAACTTTAGGAGTTAGCTATGGAAAATTTAATTGAATGTCCAAATTGTTGGTCAAAAATAGATTATTTTAATGTTAGTGAATGTCCAAACTGTGGATTTGAAATTAACATCCATGACGACAGTTTAGATTTAGAATGGGAGCTGATTGCTGAAAATGCCGGAGAGAAAAACGATCTGTCGATATTGCGGCAAAATAGCAGATTCTAAACATGAATGTCCTGGAAAAGAAAAAGCAAGACAAGAATCAAATGCTCGTCGTCGTGAATACAGAAGAAAAAATATTGAAACTTTAAAACCACTGGAAACTCGTAAGTGGAGAAAATTTAGATTAAGAATTATTGCAAGAGATAATAATATTTGTCAGCGTTGCTACATCAAGTACAACATTATTAATGGTGATCAATTACAAGTTCACCATATAAAGCCACGTATTTATTATCCACAATTAACATTTGAAGAAGATAATGTTATAACTTTATGTAAGACTTGCAATATTCAACTAGGATTAAATGGTATCGATTTTGATTGGGGGCCTCCAGTCGACGACTCATTTAATTTATAAGGAGGAATGAATATGGCAAGACCACGGAAACCAGCAACAGTTAAAGCTGGTAAAAGTGAAACAAAAGAAGATTTAAACGAACGAGCAGAAATTGAAAAAGAAATGGCAGGAAATGATGATTTAGTTTGGATTGTTCCAGACGATATAGACGATTATGCCCAAGAATATTATCAATTTCTAATTAACGAATTCAGTGAATCTGGTTTCTTATCTAATTTAGACGTTCCACTATTATCACAAACAGCGGACTGTCTTTCAAAAATGAAACAAGCTGATGAAATTTTAGCTCGTGAAGGAATCAAATATGATTCTTATGATAAGTTTGGAAATACAATTCCAAAGGAACATCCAATGGTAAAAACAAAATTAGCATATTTAACACAATACAGAGCCTTATGTGGACAACTTGGATTATCTCCTTCAGCGAGGGCTAGTTTAAGCCAACTTAAAGTCGAGGCAAAAGAAGAGGAAGAAGATCCTTTATTAGCCGCATTAAAGGCATAGCGCCCAGTGAGGCATAGTTGATTGTAGGAAATTGTATTATTACAATTGTCCGAATAAAATTGGATACCTTTAAAAAACTCAGACTAATGTTTTAGGTTTTTTGTTAGTCTGCCTACATAATATATAACATATTATTAATTAGACAGAAAGATAGGAGAGATTTATATGTTATTACAAATTGACCGTTGTGTCGATATTTCAAGTGAAGATTCAAGTAAGAAGGTAAAATTGGTCGTCGATTATCTTGATGGAGTTTATGGAGCATTTGCAACTGAAAATGGTTATAAATTAAAATTAAAAGAAGACGACAGAATGGTTACATTAGAAAAAATTGATGGTGAAATTGTTAGTAATCAAGTTTATCTTGAAGGAAGCAAAATTTCTCAAGCTTGGTTATTGAACGATAATGGAAAAACAATTCGTAAATTAATTTAATATATTGGGTGTCCCGCTGCCTTAAAAGGTGGAACATTAAGTGCGGTAGTTTCTTAGTAGACATTAAGGTTGACAAGCCTTTTTGAGTTGGTGCGATTCCGACTAACTATCATTGTGTTCTTTAGAACACCTTTCTACTTTCTACTTTTCTAGTCATAACTTCCTTTTTTTCTTTTTTAGTGAAACTTTTTAGTTTCACATAGGTTGTTGGTGTAATTGGCAACATACTTGGCTCCAACCCAAGTGATAGGAGTTCGAATCTTCTACGACCTGTTTAGCTTAATAAAAGCTATCTAATTGGAGGTTTACTTATGGATGAATCATTTAAAGACCATCCATCATATAAGTATGCCATCGATGTTACGGAAAACAAATTTCCAACTAATAAAGATATTAAAATAATTTGTGAAACATTTTTAAACGATTTGACAAAAGAAGAGGATGAAGATTTTAAATTCTTCTTTGATTATAATCTTGCTAAAAAAATCACAATGTTAACTGGACTAATTAATATGGCTTCAGGAATCAGACAAGGACAACCTGTTAGAGATTCATTAGCGCCTTTCCAGTGGTTCTTTATTATGAATGTTTTATGTTGGAAATATAAGGATGAGCCTGAAAAACGAAGATATGAACAATCAGTATTATTGATTGGACGTAAAAGTGGTAAAACATTTTTAGTAGCTCTTCTGTTTATCTTGCTTCTTTTGATAGAGCCAGAATATTCTGAATTTTATTCTGTTGCTCCGGATAGAGAATTATCATCAATCGTTAAAAAAGAAATGGAACAACAAATTGAAAAAAGCCCACTAATCAATAAACATTTCCAAATTGTTCGTGGTGAAGTGCGGTGTAAATTAACTAAAAGTAAATTTGTTCCATTAGCGACGTCAGAAAACCGTATGGATGGTCGTAAAGCGAATGTGTTCGTTGCCGATGAAGTTGGAGCATTAAGGACTCGTTATCCTATTGATGCAATGAAGTCTTCACAGATGAACATGGTGAATCGTACAGGTATTTTAATTTCAACTGCTTACGAATCTTTAAATAATCCGATGACTGAAGAAGTAGATTATGCTACTAAAGTTATCCACGGAGATATTGAAGACGAAAAATTATTCGCTATGCTTTATCGTCCAGATGATAGTAAAAAATGGACTGACGATGATGAACTTTTAAAAGCTAATCCTTTAGCGATCGATATTGAAGACAATAAAGAATATCTTTTCCAGCAAAGGAAAAAAGCTATTGAAATGCCATCCGCACAAAAGAACTTCAAGACTAAACATATGAACATTTTCGTCGATGGAGACGATAGTGAAGTATATATTAGAACTGAAGATTTGCGTAAAAACAAACTCGATGGTGCGTATGATTGGTATGGAAAAGACGTTTATATTGGAGTCGATTTAGCTCAAAGTGGAGATAATACTTCTGTCGCAATGGTCCATTATGATCATTATGAAGATAAGTTCATTCTAAAAAGTTGGGCATTTATTCCAGCCTCGGGTGTAGATCAGAAAAGCAAAATAGAAAAAATCGATTATCAAATGATGATTGAAAATGGATACGCTTTTGCTTGTGGTGATCGAATTATCTCTTATAGATTCGTTGAAGATTTTGTTTTAAAATTGGAAAAAGAATATGGAGTTAACATTCTTGGTATCGGATATGATAAATGGAATGCAATTTCATCTGTAAATAGATGGAATGAAGAAGGTGGATATGATGTTATTGAAGTGAAACAACATTCAAACACCTTGCATGCACCGACAAAATTATTAAAAGAATATGTTCTTCAACAAAAAGTTGGATATGAACCAAATATTCTTTTTGAACGAAATGTTGCAAATGCTAGAGAAGTTTTCGATAATAACTTAAACAGTTATGTGAATAAGAAAAAATCAACTGGTAAGATCGATATGTTAGCAGCAACAATTGATGCAATCGCATTATGGAACACCGAAATAGAAGAAGGTTCTTCTTCTTACGAATCTAGAGGTGTTTATATTTTATAAGGAAGGAGATTAAAAGATGGGACTATTTGATTTTTTCAAAAAAGATAATAATATGCCAGTTTCCAATGGTTCGGTAACATATGGACAAACGGCTTTAGAATCTTTTTTTGGTGGGTCAACGTCTATCTCAGAAGAGGACGCTTTGTCTATACCAGCTATCGCAGCAGCAGTAGATATGATAGCATCTTCAATTGGTCAACTTCCATTCTCACTAGTCAAAAAAGATCCCGAAACAGGAGACGTTACTAGACAAGAAGACGATCCTAGATTAGTATTATTGAACAAACAGCCAAATGATATGATGGATGCTTATACTTATAAACGAGCTATGGCTAGAGATTATTTATTATATGGCGTTTCAAATTCTGTAATTGAAAGAAATTTAAATACAATTAAAGCTCTTTATCTCTTGGAGAGTAAGAAAATTACAGTTCAAGTTTATTCTGTTGAAGTTTATAAAAAGTTTGCAAAAACAATTTATAATGATTTTGGTGGAACTAAAGAATTTGATGGTTATCAATTACTAACTATTTTACGTGACTCTAAAGACGGGCTCACTGGTAAAGGTATTTTAAGACAATACGAAGATTTACTTCGGCTTGCTTTAGCGGAACAACAATTTTCAAAAGCGGTAATGAAAAATGGTGCTGCACCAATCGCAGTTTTACAAACTGAGAAAAAATTAAGTGAAAAAGCTTTTGCTAACTTAAAACAATCTTTCTCAAATTTATATGCCGGTTCTGAAAATGCGGGTAAAACAATTATCTTAGAAGAAGGATTGCAATATAATCCTGTTTCACTTGATCCGCAAAAGCTACAAATGAAAGAATTACGCCAATATTTAAACAAAGCAATCGCACAAATGTTAAATATTCCGGAATTTTTAATTAACACCGAAGCTAATAAATACGGCTCTGGTGAACAGGGAAATATCGCTTTCTTACAACAATGTATAAACCCAATTGTAGCTGCCATTGAGAATGCAGTTAATAAAGAATTGTTATTGGAATCAGAAAAAACTGATGGACTACAATTTAAAATGGACACTTCTAAATTAGTTCAACTAACAATGAAGGAAAAAACCGATGTAGTTGCAGCAGCATTTGATGGGAACTTAATTAGTTTCTACGAAGCTCGTGCTGAAATTGATCGTAATAAAACAAGTCAACCTGACTTCTTCAAGATGTCTCTTGGTTCTGTTTTATATCGTCCAGAAAATGATGAGTTCATTATTCCAAATACAATGCAAAGCAAAGCAACTCAAGAAGCAGAACAAGAACAAAAACAATTGGAATAAATAAATACAGAGGAGAGTGATAAATAGTGGATGGAATTGAAGTTCGCGCTCTTGATTTAAATATCAATGATATTGATGAAGAGTCGAAAGAAATGAAATTACAAGGTTATGTAGCTACCGATGCATCAAGCCATATCCTTGGAAAAGAAGGCAAGAAAAAATGGAGAGAAGTAATTGCTCCAGGAACTTTTAGAAACGCAATTGCTAAAGCAAAACGTTTAAAAGAAAGTATCGATTTACTTGCTGATCATGATACTAAAAAGATTTTAGCATCTACTGCAAATGGCTCGTTAAAATTGGAAGAAGATGAAGTTGGTCTTTATTTTGAAGCAACAGTATCTCCAACAAGTTATGGACGAGACTTATATGTATTAGTAAAAGATGGAATTATTAAAGGTCTTTCTTTTGGTATGAAAGTATTAAATGAAGATTGGTCTTTAGCAGCAGACGGAATGCCACTTCGAACAATTAGTGAAATTGAATTATTTGAAGTTTCAGCACTAAAAACTCCTGCATATCCAACTACTTTATTAGAAGCTCGTGGTATGGAGGTTGCTGATGTTGAAGTTCCGAATGATTTGGAGTTTAGAGCTCTTATAGGAGGAAATGGTTTGAATACAGACAATATGGAAGTAACACCAAAAATGTTGTATGACGCTATTTCAACTTTAGCAATGAATCAAGCTGACACAAATAAATTATTACAAGAAATTGTAGATAAATCTGCGTTTGATGGATTGGAAATGGCAAAACAGGTTATGGAACAAGTTTCGCAAGTTGCAAGCGCACAAGTTCCACCAATGGACCCTACCGCAGCCGCTGTAGCTCCAACACAACCAGCTGAGCCAACACCAGCAGCTGAAGAAACAGTAACTGAAGAAAAGGTTGAAGAAGAACCTGTTACTGAAGAAAAAGCTAAAGTTGAGAAAACAGAAGACGGCACTAAAGCCGTAGTCGAAGATGAAAATGGTGAACCTAAAGCTGAAGCAAAAGTTGAAGATACAAGTGAAGAAACTCGTGTCGATGAAACTGCACAACCAGCAGAAGAAACACCAGCAGCTGAAGTGAAAGTTGAAGAAGGTAAAGCAGAAACCGCTGAACCAGAAACAACTACAACTACAACTAAAAAACCTGACGTACAAGCAGAAGTTCGAGCTTGGTTAGAAAATAATAAAATTATGGAGGTTCCAGAAAATGGAAATTAATTTAAAAGCAATGTTGGAAAAACGCAACGCATTAGTTCAAGAAATGAGCGAAGTTGCTGATAAAGTTGAAGCAGAAACTCGTGCTTTTGACGAAAATGAATTAAGTCGTATTTCAGAAATTAAAAGTGAAGTCGCAGATTTAGACGCGTCTATCAAACAAATTAAAGAAGTTCGCTCATTAGCTGAAGCTGATGTCGAAACAGTCGGAGGAGAAACAGAGATGGATAAAGAAATTACAAAAGAAGTTGAATTACGTGGCATGGAACAATTCTTACGTCGCCGTGAAGGGGAAGAATTGCGTGACATCACTTACTCTAACAGTGAAAATACAACTGCAAATAACGCAAATCCATTAGGAGAATTTTTAGTTCCTACACAAATCCACAATGAAATTGTTGAATTGTTAGGCGAAACTTCACCTGTATTTGAAGCAGCTCGTAAATTCACTTCTGTAACAGGTAACTTGAAAATTGCTCGTGAAGACGGTAACTTTGATGAAGGTTTCATCGGTGAAACTGTTGACGCAAACAAATTACAACCTAAATTGAAAGCAGTAACACTTAACCAAAAACGTGTTGGTGCAGCTATTCAATTAACACAACAATTGATCAACGACTCTGGTGTTGACATTGTTAGCTACGCTCAAGGTCGCTTAGCTCGTTCTGTAGCTAAAACTATCGAACGTGGTATCTTAGTTGGTCCTAAAGATGGCGAAAACGAAGATGAAGCATTCCGTCCAGTAATTGGCGATAAAAATGTTTTAACTATCGATGTCGCTAAAGCTATCGATGTTCCAGATTTATTGAACATTTACGGTACTTTAAACCCAGGATACTTAGAAGGTTCTATGTGGGTAATGAGCCGTCCAATGTTCAACAAAGTTATGCAATTAAAAGACGGTGACGGAACATTCTTAATCTTCCGTGGATTAGTTGATGGAAAACCAGGATACTCTCTATTTGGTTGCCCAGTTCATGTTTCAGACGTTTTAACTGGCGAAAATGCAGATAAAATTGTGTTCGGTAACTTCCAAGCTGGTTACGGAATGTTAATCAAAAAAGGTATGAACTTGATTAACGTAACTCAAGATACAACACAAGCTTTAGCTGGTGGACAATTATCTATCTTAGATACTTACATGGATGGAGAAGTTTACAACCCTAACGCTTTAGTAGTGGCAACAGCAAAGTAACGCCTCAGCCTACTACAACAACGACTACCACAGTCAAACCAACAACCACAACGACGTCAACTACAACGACGACAACAACGGTTAAACCAACGACAACAACCACTACCACTGCAGCAACTCCGGGTGAGTAGTGTTGTGTCCTGGTAGGTTGAGTATGAAACATAAATTTTTACTATTGAAGGTGGATGCTATTTCGTCCATCTTCAATTTACATATAATATTTTATGGTAGACTCCGAGAGTAACGGGTCTTTAATTTAGAATATTGCTCACTCTTATTAAAATTAGAAATTGAAAGGTGAGAACTAGAAAATGAAAGTATTATTTGCCCAGCCAGAAATAGTTCGTTTTGAATGGGAATTAGAAGTTGCTATCACCAATTTATTAGAACACAATATTAAAGATATTTATGTATTATTCGCTAGTTTTGACCCTTCAATTTCTGATAGGTTAAAACAAAAATATCCTCATATATCTATTTATCGTTATGCAGACGATAGAGAATATAAAGGATATATCCCTTCTATTCGACCATATTTATGGTGGAAATTCTTAGAAGAGAACCCAGAAATGGAAAAAGAACAATTTCTTTATATTGATTCTGATGTTATCTTCAGAGAAATGCCAAACATTCCTCAATTAGAAGATAATGAATGGATCGGTTCAGATTGTTCTGGTTATCTTTCTTTAGATTATATAAAAGGCTGTGAAAACGGTCCTCAGATTGCAAATAAAATGTTAGATATTATAGGAATATCAGAAGAGCAATTGAACGAGCACTTAGGACTGCACCTAGGAGCACAAGTATTAGTAAATAAGCCTAAAAAAGAGTTCTGGAAGAAAGTTTACAACGATTCTAATGCACTCTGGCGTTATTTTGTTTCAATTGATACAAATTTGCAAACTTGGACTGCAGAAATGTGGTCTCAATGCTGGAATATGGTTCTATTTAACTATAAACCACTAACCTCTGATGATTTTATCTTCAATTGGGCAACAGATCCAATAGAAAATTGGGAAAAACATAAGATTTTTCACAACGCAGGGGTCACTGAGGACAGAAAAGAGCTGTTTTTTAAAGGAAAATATGATAAAAATACACCATTTTTTGATGATTTTTCACATATTTCTCCCAATTTTTGTTCATATAATTATGTTCAAGCAATTAAAAAAGTTAAAAAATAATGTAAAATTTTACAATCGAGGCTTACTTTATTGTGGCTGAGATTTTTCCTTATATCCATTAACGTTAGCTGATGAGACTGGTCATCTCATCCGCTAATATAAGTGTATAATTAATGAATAAAATTATATTTTTATATTAGCGGAGGTGGTAAATAAATGGAAAATAGTGAAAAAAATGAGTTAGAAGTTTTGGTAGCTACAACATCGCCTCAAGATTTAACAGTCGACGACTTAAAAAATTATATGAGAATCGATTTTGAAGACCCAGAAAATGATCGATTTATTGGAACAATTTTAGCTGCCGCAAAATCATTTGTACAAACCTATCTTGGATGGAAGTTCAATGAGTGGGTTGATGGAGATATTCCATCAGAAATTACGATTGCAACATTAGCAATTTCTGAACATTGGTATAAAAATCGTGGAGTTTTAACTGAAGATATTTCAAAACAAGAATTGCCTTATGTTTTTGAAGGAATTTTAGATATGCATCGTAATTGGCAAGTAACTCTAGCAGATTCTGGTTTTAGCGATAGAGGTTGCGGAGGTTATTACTTATGACACAAAGTGGATTATTAGATCGAAGAATCGAACTTGGGAATATTAAGTGGGTAACTGACGACGAAGGTTTTCAACAACAAGTGTTTGTACCTTTCGCAAGACCTTGGGCTCAAATCAAAAATTCAGAAGAACCCGTTGAAATTAATGATGGAAAAGAAACAGTAACAGTTGAACGAGTAACTTTTAAAATTTATTATCGTGAAGGAATTACAAAAGCAATGTTGGTTCGTTATAATAAAAAAGAATATCAAATCAATGGAATTTTTAATCCAAATTTCAGAAATGAATATCTTATTTTAACGGCATCAACTGAAAACAGTAGGGGAAATATTGCCTCTACAGGTGATCAAAATGGCTAATGGAAATTTCTATGTAAAAGCTGAAGGTTTCGAAGAATTATTCAAAGAATTAATGACAATGGGAGACAAAGGTGAAAAATCTGCCAAAAAGGCACTTAAAGAAGGAGCAAAAGTTTTTAAGAAACTTGCAATTTCAGGAGTGCCATACTCTAATCGAAATAGCAGTAAGCATTTAAGAGATGCTATTGATATTTCGCCAGTTAAAATGGACGAGACAGGGCAACCATACGTCTCAGTCGGTACTTACTTGGGACGAGGTAAGTACCGAAATGGTGTTTATTGGGGTCACATCTTAGAAGGTGGCCACTTTATCGTTACAAAATCAGGCAAAACTGTTGGTTATGTCACTGGAAAACCTTATATGCAACCAGCATATGAGAAAGGTCAAGACCAAGCAACGAAAGTTATCTCGGATATAGTATTTGCCGCAATGGGGTTATAGCAATGGACAAAACTACGGAATTCAGTATTCATAAAGAATTGCATAATATTTTTAAAGATTTGCCATTTCCCACTGGTAAAGGATATTATATTGGGGATGGCGACGAACCTGTTTATGCAGTTTATTTACCTTATCAAGACGATGTTTCTGGTAGAGCTGAAAACAAAATAGCTCAAGTTACATATCGATTAAAGATCGATATTATAGCTAGAAACGGTGCATCTTTTACAAGTGCAGAAAATACAATTAGAAAAGTTCTAGAAGAAAACAATTTTGATTATCGCAATGGTGAAGAATACGCTGAAACACAGCAACCATATGATTATCATAGAGTTTTATATTACAACAAAAATTATTACTTCAACTCGTTTCACGAGTAAAATATTATAAAGGCAGGTTACAAACATGGAAGATACAGTACGTATTGGTTTGAGTGACTTATATGCATTCGAATTAAAAAATGACGAAAAAGGGAATTTAGCATATGGAGCACCGTTTAAGATCGCTCCTGCTGTTAGTGCTTCAATTTCACCGTCAACATCAGATGACGCATTCTATGCGGACGATATTGCTCTAATTTCTAACCAAACAATCAGCTCAATTGAAGTTGAATTAGAAACAGCAGACATTAAAGACGAAGTTGTTGCTCGTTTAATGGGTATCGAAATTGACGAAAAAGGTGTAGTACACGACAACGTTAATAAAGTTGCCCCTCGTGTAGCATTAGCTTTCCGTTCTTTAAAATCAAATGGAACTTACAAATATGTAGTATTGTATAAAGGTTCATTTGGTGTGGGTGAAGATTCTTACCAAACAAAAGAAGATTCTATCACATTCCAAACTACAACAATTACTGGTACATTCTTACCAACTGTGTTCAACGGTGATTGGAGAGCTTCAGTTAACGAAGATGCACCCGGCGCTGATAAAGAAGTTATTAACGCATGGTTTGAAAAAGTTTACGGGGCAACTACAACTGACACAACTACTACAACTACTACTACTACAGCAGCTGGTAAATAGTTGTTAATTTTAAGGAGAATCTTTTTTGATTCTCCTTAATTTTTTTTTATATTCTTATAAAAAAGTGCTCACTTACTTATATATAATATAGATATTAAATAAAATCGAAAAAGGAGAAATAAAACATGGTAGTCTCAGCACACAATTTAAAAAATGAAGGAAAAACAATTTATCTTTCAGGAATCGACCAAACATTAACATTAAAATTTAATTTAAATGCATTATACTTTTTAGAAAAACAATATGGAGATATTAATAAAGCATTAGAAGAAATTCAAGACGGACAAATTGAATCTATGATTGCAATTACGACTGCAGCGTTAAATGCAGGTAACCCAGGTAAAAAATTCACTACTGATCAAGTTGGAGATATTATTGGTATTGACGACTTAGAACGTCTATCTGAAGCGCTAACAGAATTGTTGGGAGCTGATGGAAAGACTAATACACCCAGCTGAGCCCGTAACTTTTGATTGGTCTCAATTATATTATATAGGCCGAAAGGTTATCGGGTTAACAGAAGAAGAATTCTGGGATAGCTCCATGGAAAAAATAAATGACCTAGCTGAAGTTCACGTTGCAATGCAAGATGAAAAAGCAGCTAAAAGACGTAAGAAAAAATTGGCTAGAGGAAAAGCCGAAGCAGTTGGTTTAGTACCAATAGATAAAGTAAGCTTCTTTTAATTAAAGCAAAGGTAGGTGGTTAAACTCATGGCAGATGAAAGACGATTAGATATTAAAGTCGGTATGTCTTCTTCGGAATTGGCGGCCGACATTAAGAAAACTCGATCAGAGTTAACGGTCTTCCAGTCAGAAGTGAAAAAAACCGACGCTGAATTAAAAGCTTACGGAAAATCACAAGAAACATTACAAGCTAAACATGATGCTTTAACTAAAACAATTGATAAACAAGAAGATCAAATGGAAACATTAAAAGTTGCCTATGAAAAAGAAGTTCAGGCAAGTGGAAAATCTTCTAAACAAGCAATGTTTTTAGAAAAACAAATGAACCAATTAGCAGCTCAAATCGCTCGTAACAAAGGTGAACTTAATAAAACATCAATTGAATTACAACAATTTGGTGGAGCTGCTGATAAAGCTGGTAATGGAACTAGAGATTTAGCAAGTAGCTTATCGCAAATCGATCAAAAGATTGCTAGTTATAAATCTGAATTATCAAAAGCAAATTCTGAAGTAAAATTATTTGGTAGCAATAATGATACATTAGGAAACAAAATGAATGCTCTAAAAAATATTTATGGAGCTCAATATGAAAAACTACAAACATTACAACGTGCTTACGCAGAAGAAGTTCAAGCAAGTGGTAAATCAAGTAAAGCTGCTACAGAGTTAAAAAATAAAATTAACGCATTACAAGCAGAAATGAATGGCACCGCTGGAACAATTAAAGAAACTGCTAATGCAATGGATGGTTTAGAAAAACCTTCTAGTAGTGCAAGTAGTTCAATGGAAGGATTAGCTAAAGCTGGTAAAGCTTTAGTTGGTTTAGAAATTGCAGATAAAATCGGCCAAATGGCTGACAAACTAAAAGAGCTTGGTGGAGCAGCTTTAGAAGCGCAAGGCCAAGTTGAAGGTAGTCAAAGAAAATTACAAGCTGCATTTGGATTAACTGGCGAAGAAGCTAAAAAATTACAAGAAATTGCCCGTAATTTAGCTAGAGATGGTTTTTCTCCTTCAATGGAAGAAGCAACTGAAGCAATTCGAATTGTTAAATCAAATTTGCAAGGATTGAATAACCAAGATTTAGAAAAAATTACTGGGCAAGCAGCATCATTAGAAAAAGTATTTGGTATGGACATGGATGAAACCATGCGTGGTGCCAATGCATTAATGGTAAGTTATGGAATGACAGCCGAAGAAGCAATGGACTTAATCACAGTCGGTGCTCAAAACGGAATGGATAAAACCCATGAATTAGGCGATAACTTAGCAGAATATGCTACTTTATTCCATGATGCTGGAATTTCCGCTGAAGATATGTTCCAAATTTTAAAAGCTGGTTTAGACGCCGGTGGATATAACCTAGATAAAATGAATGACTTAATTAAAGAGTTCAACATTCGTGCTAGTGATGGAACATTAGAAAAAGCAATGGAAAGCATGGACGAAACTTCACAAAAAGCGTTTAAATCATATAAAGAAGGAACTACTTCAACATTAGATTTATTCCGTGTTTTAGGTGGAGAAATTATGGCCACTGAAGGTCAAACAAACAAATTAGCAAAAGCTAGCCAAATTTTTGGTACAATGGGTGAAGATGCCGGTATCGGAGTTTTAGAAGCACTTAGTATGACTGCTCTAGGCGGCGAAGGTGTTAAAACAATGTTTGAAGACACTGGTGGAGCCGCTGAGAAAATGAAAAAAGATTCAGTTTCAAGTATCGATGAGCTTAAAGGTGCATTTAACGATATGAAAACTAGTCTTGCACCAATTGGTGAAGCATTAGCTGAAGCTTTGTTGCCACTTGTTAAAAATTTAAAATCTCTTGGAGATAGATTTGAAAAATTAAGTCCTGGAATGAAGAAATTTATCACGTCTATTGGTATTGCAATTGCTGTAATTGCACCATTAGCCGCCTTAATAGCGGGAGCCGTTGCTGTCTTTGGAGCGTTAAGTGTAGCTGCAACAGCTTTAGGAATTGGATTAGCCCCATTAATAGCTATTATAGCCGGAATTGTAGCTGCAGTAGGAGCAGTTATTGTTGCAATTTTAAATTGGGACGATACTGTTAAATGGGTACAAAAAACATGGGATAAATTTACTAAATGGTTAGGCCAAACATGGGATAAAATCAAAGATTGGGCTGGAGAAAAATTCGAACAAGCTGGAGAAGCTATTAAGAAAGCTTGGGACGGATTAGGAGACTGGTTCAGCGAAAAATGGAATGAAATTTCAGAAGGTTTACAAAAATCTTGGGAAAAAATTCGTGAAAAAGCCTCAGAAGTCTGGGGAAAAATGACTGAACCAATTAAAAAAGCTTGGGATGGATTGAAAGAATGGTTTGCAAATTTATGGGAAGGAATTATCGAAAAAGTTAGCGGAATTTGGGATGGCTTTAAAGAAAAAGCAGCCGGATTCTGGGAAGGCTTTAAAGAAACAATCCATAAAATTTGGAACGCATTATGGCAAGTTATTACTTTACCACTTCAAATTGCTATCACAGCAATTATCTTATTGTGGGAAGGTCTAAAAGCAGCAGCAAGTAAAATCTGGGATGCCATTGGTGAAACAGTAATGAAAGTCTGGGATGGTATTGTAGAAACATGGACTAATGTTTGGAACACAATTAAAGAGACTGTTGGTGCTGTGTGGGATAGCTTTAAAGAAAAAGTTAACGAAATTTGGACTCCAATTAAAGAATTCTTAGGAAATATGTGGGATACTATTTCTGAAAAATGGAACCAAATGTGGACAGATATTGGCGCTGTTCTATCAACTGTTTGGAACTCAATAAAAGAAACAGCTAAAGCTATTTGGGAACCAGTTAAAGAATTTTTCTCAGGATTATGGGAATCAACAAAAGCTCGAACTGAAGAAATTTGGAACGGATTAAAAGCAACGTTGAGTAACATTTGGAACTCAATTAAGAAAACAGCATCTGATGTTTTCAATAGCGTTAAAAAAGTTATTACTGATGCATGGAACAAAGTAAAAGAAGTTAGCTCAAATGTTTGGAATGGAATTAAAAATACATTACAACCAATTTGGGAAAGTATCAAGAACGCGGCTTCAAATATTTTTAATGGTATTGCACAAACAATTTCTAATATATGGAACAACGTTAAAAACGTATCTTCTAATATTTGGAACGGAATTAAAAATACACTTTCCGGCATTTGGAATGGAATTAAAAATACAGCATCAAATGTTTTCAATGGTGTTAAAAATACTGTAGAAAATATTTGGAATGGTATTCGAAATGTAACTTCAAATGTTTGGAATGGAATTAAAGGTATTATTGATGGAGCTGTTAGCGGAATCAGAGGAGTTATTAGCTCACTAAGTGGCACTATTGAATCTATTAAAGGTACTTTTGAATCTTTATGGAACACTGTTTCACGAGTATTTGATAGTATTGTTAGTAAGATTCAGTCTGCTTGGGATAGAGCAGGACACATCATTGATAAATTTAACCCATTCAAAAGTGAAGGAACTATTAACGTTATGCATGATTCAAATCCTTATGAAGCAGCAACTATGAAAGCTACAGGTGGATTTGGTGGAATGATAGCAAATAGTATTAGCGCAATTCAAAAAGCGACTTCAGCTATTGGTAATGGTGTAAATAGCACAATGAATACTTTTGGTTCTATTAGTAATAAAGGTAGAAATATCGCTGCTGTGACACCACAAGTTGCAACACAAAATGGTGTTGGTACTAGAGCAGTAACAGTGGCAGTTGATAATGTTTATATCTATAACGATATGGACGTTCAAACTTTTGGAGAAAAATTAGCTGAAGAAATTAACAGACAAGAAAGAGGTGACTTAGGATAATGGCGGGAAAAAATCAATATGATTTATCTAATTTTCCATATTTTCAATATAAAGGCAGACGATCTAATGAGATGGGAATGCGTATATTGAAAAATATGGAATTAGTAGTTCCTGAGCCCTTATTTAATGTCACAGATGTAGACGGATTAAACAGGGATGTTATTATGAATCGGCAAAAATACGCTGACATAGACAAGAACTTCCCTGTTCGTCTATTCAAAGACAGTGAAAAGCATATCGCTCAATCTATGCGTGAAGTCGTAGCTTGGTTATATTCAGAACAAGAATATTCACCAGTTCTATTTAGCGCATATGATGAATATTTTTATAAAGGTTTTCCTTATGGAGGAGCTCAAGCGTTGGATGAAAATGTTAATGGATTGTGGGTTGATTTTACAATTAAATTCAAAATGCAACCATTTATTTTCAGAATTAATGGTTTGGATGAAAGACCAGTTAGAAGTGGTCAAGTTATTACAAACCCAGAAGAATTTAGTTCATTACCAATTGTTGAGTTCACAATTCCATCTGGAGCCTCAACTGATGCGCATTTTTATATTAATGGTAGACAATTTACTTTTGATGTATCTAGCGCTGGAACTGGGACCTTTATTATAGATAGTGAAGATGGTATTGCTTATAATAAGGACACAATGGAGAATGTTTCATCTGATGTTTTAATCACAAATGAATCATATTCACCATTTACATTAGACCCAGGAAGAAATGAAATTAATTATGATGGAATGACAAATGTAAAAATCACACCGAATTGGAGGACACTAGCTGTATGAGCACGCTTATATTACATGATAAAAATGAAACTAAGTGGAATAGCTTAGGCTATGGTCCACTAACGAACGTTATTGAGCCCAAAGTTACACGGGCTCGTAACGGTGAATATACATTAGAATTTAGATACCCAATGTTTTCACCACTTTTTGATAAAATTGAAAAAGGAAACTGGGTAGTCGCTGATGCTGGCGTTAAACAAAATACTTTAGCACAACGTTTTGAAATTCAAAAAGTAACAAAACCAATGGATGGTATTGTTTCAGTTTATGCTGAACATTATAGATACCAACTTTTACGTTCTGTTCTTAAAAAAGGAACAAAGAAAAAAGGAAACGTAAATGATTTAATGCGTTTCTTATTAGAAAATTCAGAGCCAAAAATGGACTTCACAGTTAAAAGTGTTTTAAGAGACACTGAATTAGAAATGGATTTAAGCGATCCATTCGTTTTCCCATCTACTATGGATGCATTCGGTGGAACTGCTGGTTCAATATTAGATAAATTTGGTGGTGAATATGTTTTCGACAATAATGTCATTAGTTTACCTAATGAAGCTGGCGAGCACACTAAAGTTGTCGTCGCATATGGTAAAAATTTAACTGATATTAACCAAGAAGAAAGTATCGAAAATACTTTTACAACCATTTATCCATGGGCAAAAATAAAAGAAGAAGGATCAGACGAAGAAAAAATTATAACTGTTGACGGCAATTTTGTTGATGGAGAATATGTTGATAACTATCGTGAAAGACGTATTGAAGCAGTTGATTTTTCTCAACGTAATCCTAAGAATAAAGCTGAATTACTAACAATGGCTAAACAATATGTAATTAGCAATAAGATTGGTGTTCCAAAAGTTAGCATCAAAGCTTCTTTTGTTGATTTATCAAGTAATGCAATGGGTGGAACTAAAAAGTACATTGATTCTGTAGATTTATGTGATTATATTCACGTTTATTTTAAAGATTTAAAAATAAGTACAGAAGCACAGATTATTAAAACTGTTTATCGCCCAGACTTAGAGAGATTTGAATCTGTCGAACTAGGAGATGCACGTACAAATTTAGGCGATGTTATCACTGATAAAGTTGACGAGGTAGATAAAAAATTAGATGACTATATTAATGGAGCAACTAACGACTGGATGGGAATGAAAGAAGACATCGACAATTTCAATGATGTTTTAAATAATCCTGGTAAAGGAAAAGTCGTAGTTTATCCGTCATTATCTGATCCACAAGAAATTTATATCACTGATAATGAAAACTTAAACTTAGCAAGAAAAATGTGGCGTTGGTCCGAAGCAGGTTTAGCATATTCATCTACTGGACGTGGTGGACCTTGGACAGTTGGTATGACAAAAGATGGACAAATTGTTGCTGACTTAATCAACACTGGTACATTAAAAGCAATTGATATTATGGGTGTAACAATCAAAGGTTCTTCAATTGAAGGTGGTAGAATGACTACTATTGGGGACAACTTTACTTCTGTTATTGAAGATGGTAAAATAACTTGGACAGATAATAAATCTTCTAAAGAATTTTTCCAAATTATGGCAGGTAAAGTAAGAGATGGTTCCAATGATAATACAATTGCTATTCGCCCACTAGCGAAAGATTCAATTTATTTTGGAGTAGATGACGACTGGTATCGCACTCCAGAATCATATTTTAGGTTCACCCCTGGGATTGGTACTTTAGCAGCAGAAATGGCTACTACAATGGATGGAACAAGTGGGTCCGCGCACGTTAGGTTTGCAGCTCATGCCAATGGATCGAACCCAAGTATTACAGACTATTCAAAATATGCTTATCAACTATTTGAACTGGATGCTTCAAAAATTTCTCCAATGATCACGTTAACTCACATGGGTGAAAAATGGGACGTAAATGGCGCCGGTACAAATATGATAAATTCATTTACAATGACCAAATATTATTCTGCAATTCAAACAGGTGTTAAGAAGAATGGCTCTTTTATAAACAACGCGCAATTAAGTTTATCATCTGGAAATGCAGCAGCTGGAACTTCTTATGCTAGTTTATCTGCAGATAATTATATTAGTATGCGAGCAAAAACTTTTACAGTGTCTGGTACAAAAAATGCAACGGTTAGAACAGAGAATTATGGTGACCGATTATTAAACGCATATGAAACTCCAGAATCATATTTCGCAGATTATGGCGAGGCAATTACAGGTGAAGATGGAAAAGTTAGAATTGATATTGATCCAATTTTCGCCGAAACAATTGTTACCTCAAGATATATGGTATTTTTAACACCAACTGAAATGGTGAAATGCGCCGTCATCCACGAAGATGTTGACCACTTTATTATTCAAGCTGAAAAAAGCGGCGTCTTAATTCGTTGGAACTTAGTTGCTCATAGATTAAATTTCCAGCATGTTAGATTAGATGAAGATTTTGGAGCAGCCCAAGATAGAATGAATGACGAAATTAACTTTGATACTCAAGAAATGACTGAAATTAATGCAGCTTATAAAGAAATTGAAGAACGAAAAAGAATAGATAATGAAAGTATGATACCAAATACGTTGGGAATAACATATTAAAAGGAGGATAATAATGGCAAATAATAAAGTTTTGCGATTAGATATTACAAAGACTCCTGATTTGGTGCCAACTATTTACGGACGCGTCGCCGACGGTTTAGTTCAAACTGTCGACGTTTACGTCACAAATAATGGTGAACCATTCGATATTACAGGATGGACAATCAAATTCGAAGGAAATACTAGCGGCAATAGAACATTTATTGCAGATTCTGAACATATTAAAGTCATCGATGCAAAAGGAGGTTTTTTCCAATATACTTTCCCACTTCCTGCATTTGCTAATAGTGGAAAATATGAAAGAGCATACTTCTCATTTGCATTAGATGAAAAACATGAAAGTTCAAACAATTTTAATATACAAGTTTTTAAAAATGCTGATATTACAGTTGAAGAAGCACATACTGTTATTACAGAATATGAAAAATTAGTTGACGAATTGAATAAGATTTTCATTGAAGCACAAGAAGATTTAACCAATGATGTTGAAGAATATAAACAATGGTTAACTCAACAAGTGCAAGAACTTCAAAATAAAATCGATATTTTAAATACAAATTATGAAGCAGCAGAAGCAAGAGTAACTGAATTAGAGAAAAGATTACAAGAATTAATCAATAAAGGTCTATTAAAAATGGAAGACGTTGTGTTCTTTATGCAAGGAAAAACAACGGTTACTATTGATGGACAAGAAATAACGATTAATGATGTGATGCCAACATTTGATTATTTAAAAAATAATTATTACACTAAAACTGAAGTCGACCAAAAAGACGCTGTTTTAGATACAAAAATTGATGGAGTTCAAACAAATTTAAATAACGCTAAAACAGATTTGGAAAATAAGATTGAACAAACTTATAATGCTCAACCATTGCCAAGTGGTGTCACTTCATTAAGTGCACTATCTGACTATAGTGGAAAAACTTTTTATATCACTAAATCACAAATGGATGCATTAACGGATAATAGTGATTTACCAGCAGAAATTGTTGGAAGTTATAATTATATCGTTGAAAATAGTGAGTCAAGAGCTGGAACTTATAGACAACAATTTGTATATACAACAAGTGTTTCTAAAAGAGACAGATATTCACGCGTAATTCTTAATGGTGGATCGAAAACTCCATTTGAAAGAATTATCACTGAACATAAATATGGTCTTTTAGAATTTAAAGACGCTGTTGTAAATGTTCAAGACTGGGATACATTAACTGCAACTGGAGTTTATACTGTTTATAATGCTAGTGGAGCAAATAAACCACCTGGTGGAGTATATGGAACATTAGTTGTTTTAGCTGATAATGCAACAGTTACACAAGAATATACTTCAGGTGGAAAACGTTTTATTAGAACAAGAGCAGGTTCTCCAGCTGTATGGAAAGACTGGGCAGAATTAGTCTCTAAAACAATGATGGATAGTGAATTAAAATTAAGAGATAATGAAATAGAAGCTATAAAAACTAAAAAAGTTCGTTGGGAAGGTTGGTTCGACAAAGGGAATAATGTTTCTCCAATTCGAAATAAAAGTAGATTAGGATGGGGAGATTTAAACACAACAGTCGCCCAAGTAGACGGCGTTCCCATGGATGATGTACCTTTTGAATTTAGCCGCCTTTATTTTAAAGCTTTACGGGATGTAAAATTTTGGATTGAAGGAAGCGTCAGAGCCCAAGGACCCGCTGCTGCTGATACTTCAAGATGGGTATACTGGCATCTTAGAATTAATACAGACCAAAGTGAAACAACTGGAACTGCCATTCATGTCGCTTCAACAAATGGCCAAAATGGTGGAGTATTACAATGGAAAAACTTTGGTTCATTTGGGACAATAGTAACAATGAAAGCTGGAGAATATATGGCTTTTTCAGTTGATTTGGAAGATGGAAAACAAATATTACAAGCGGATTTACAATGGGTACATGTTAAATGTTTAAATTAAGATTAGGAGTGATAGGTAAATGGCAAATAGAGAAATGAATTTTGATTTATCTAAACAGCCAAGATTAACGCCTATCATTTATGGTAGAGTTGGAGACGGTAGCGTACAAAAAGTTACCGTCTACCTCACTTTAAATGATGAGCCAATTGATTTAACTGGATATATAATTACATTTGAAGGAATGACAAACGGTAACGCAACAGTAGTTATGGACACTGAAGGTGTAGTAAACCGAGATGATAAAAATGGTAAATTTGATTATATTTTTCCAAATATGGCTTTTGGAGTTCCTGGAGATTATGAAAGAGCTTATTTTTCAATCACAGAAACTGAATCAAGACAAAGAAGTACGACTTCAAATTTCCAAATTTCTGTCTTAGAAGTTGCAGATATAACTGCAAAAGAAGCAGAAACAATTATAACAGAATACAATAAATTGATTGATAAATTAAATGATGCTTACAAAAAAGCATTAAATGATTATGACGAATTAAGTAAACAACATATCGATGAATTAGCGAAAAAGATTGACGGTGAAGCACTTAGAGTTGATACTTTAAATGGAAGATTAGACACAATCCAAAGCACGATTAGTGATTTTGAAAAAAGAATGGCAGCACTAGAAAATAATGGCGCCGCAATGAAAGATGAAGTAATGTTGATTAAAGGTCAAATCTCAAGTGAAGACTGGAATACCATTAAAGAGTCTGGTTTTTATCAAGTGAATAAAGCAACAGGCGCAAATCGTCCTATGGCAGATTATTCATCTGGTACTTTAGAGGTATTTAATCAAACTTCATTAATTATCCAACGTTTCACTCATAGTTCCGGGCAAATTTATACTCGTTCATTTTATGGTAATCAATGGACTGCATGGAAAATTCAGTCACCCGATTTATCAAATTATCCGACAAGAGATGAAGTTACTGCTGAAATTTTACCAGTAAAAAATGAGTTACAAACACATAAAAATGATAAAAATAATCCGCATGGTGTTACTGCAGCTCAAGTGGGCGCTATCCCTACTACTAGCGCAATAAAACAAACTGTCACAACACCAATAAATTTTACTAATAATATTTACCATAATGATAAATTATTATTAGATGAGACAGACAATGTTATTTATAGGTACCGTCGATCATCGTTAGATAATTCATGGTGGGAACAAAAAGCTAAAGACGCTGTTAATAACACAGAAAGTAAAGTTGAGTTGTGGCGAAAAGGAAATTTAGTTATTGCCAACTGGCGGGTTAACGTAAAAGATAATACTAAATTTGAGACTAGCATGCCACAGATTTATAGGTTCCCAGTTGGGTATCGCCCTTTTATAGATATGGGCGGAACAATCTATAATGCACCATTAAATATTTATCAATATTCATTCAACCAAACATCATTAATTCAGTATGCTGGAATTATTGAGTTGTCTGGAAATGATATCCGTTTTGCAAGTAATAAAAATGGAAACCATTATGTACAAGGCTCATTTATTACTAGAGACCCATTCCCAGCAGCAGGTTCTTTAGAAGGTGGGACGGTTATTATTACGCCTAGAAATGCAGATGGTTCGATGGACCAACAATCATAAACCCGATTTATCGGGAATATATAGATATAAAAGGAGCCGATATGTATGATCATGAAAAGGTCAATGGCTTTTACTCTGACTATTTCAACCTTTATAATCGGTGTATTTCAAATCATCAATGATGATTATTTAGCTAGATATGGATTAGATAAATGGCCGAAAAGTTTTCAATGGATAGATGACAATGTTACTGGAGCTGTGATTGTTGTTTTTGCTTTAATAATGGGATATGCTTTCTTGGCCAAGCGTATCTCACTTCAGCAATTCTCTGTCGTTGCCTTAGGTTCATTGTATTTCTCCCTTGGAACAGTGTATGCAATAAGAGCCATGAATGGTTATCAAAATATTACATGGATATTATTATATACGCTATTTTTTATCCTTATTTTCGCTATAAGGTACAAAGGAGATAGATGGCTTTATGAAAGAACTATGGACAAATGAGGTGTTTATTGGTCTTATAACCGCTGTATTCGGCGGTTATATGACTTATCTCGGTGTCGCTAGAAAAAGCAAATCTGATACAGTTGGAATTTACACAACTGAAATTAGAGCTATTATTAGCGAACTGAAAGCCCAAAACGCGGATAAGGATAAAGAAATCTCTCGCCTAGAAGAATTAGCCGAAAAGTTACGACTTCAATTAGACCAATCTCAAGATTTATTGGAGAAGTTAGAAAAAAAAGAAAAAGAGATGTATGAGTTGTTAGATGAGAAAGATGAAGAAATTGAACGATTGACTAAGTTAGTAGAAAGTAAATTATAAAGGAGGAATTTAGTATGTTAGAAATGATCGCAAATGCAACGGCCGCTCTACACAATAATTATATTTTAATGATTGGTGCTGGAGTATTTTTAGTGACATACTTATTTAAAAATGTCGAAAAAATTGACAACAGATTATTGCCAATTATTGCTGTAACCACTGGCGTAGTGATTGGTATTTTTGCAACATGGATCACAGGTAACTCTATTGCTATTGGTGTTTATGATGGCTTTTTAGCTGGTCTAATCGCTGCTGGCGGTAAAGACCTAATTAAAATCGTTGCTGCAATTTTAAGCGGCAAAATTAAAGATTGGGATAATATTGAAGATCTTTTAGATGATGGACAATTAAACGGAAGCAATAAAAACAAAGATAAATAATCATTTTTCCCAAGTATTTGGCCAAGAATATTTGGGATAAATGTTATTATAAATAAATATTATTCGAAAGAGGTAATGAAATGAAAGCAAGTAAATTATTTATGGCAATTGCTGGAACTTTAATGATTGGATTAGGTTTTGGAGCAGTAGACAAAGCTGAAGCAGCTGATTATACTATTAATAATGAATTTAATTTAGCTCCAGGCGAGGGCGCTGGATATGCAGCTTCACCTAACTATATTATTTTACATGAAACAGCAAATGAAACAGCAACTGGTCGTAATGAAGCAACTTACATGAAAAGAAATTGGTTCAACGCATATACAACAGATATTATCGGTGATGGCGGAATCGATTATCGCGTAGGTCAATGGGGTATCGTAAGCTGGGGAGCCGGTAATGCAAACCCATATGCGCCAGTTCAAATTGAGTTACAACACACTCATGATCCTGCTTTATTTAAAAAGAACTATAAAGCATATATCTCTTTAGCTCGTGATGCTGCTAAATACTTTGGTATTCCATTAACATTGGACCAACCAGGAAACGGTATTAAAACACACAAATGGGTTTCTGATAATATTTGGGGAGACCACCAAGATCCTTATGGATATTTAGCTGAAATGGGTATCAGTAAAGCACAATTGGCACAAGATTTAGCTAATGGCGTTTCTAGTGATTCTACAGCTAACGTTCCAAGTAAACCTGATCAACCAGCTAAACCAAATAAACCTAGATATAAAGTCGGAGATAATGTTCGTTTCACAACAATCTACAAAAACCCAGACGCACCAATCGGTCAACATATTAATGCTGATACATTATGGACACAAGTTGGAACAATCACTAAGAAATTAGATGGACGTAAAAATTTATATGAAATTCGTAACAGCGGTAAATTATTAGGATATGCAAATGATGGTGATATTGCTGAAATTTGGAACCCAAATAAACCAGCTGCACCAAGCCAAAATACTGCAACTATTTATCCAGCTTATGGAACTTTCACAACATCTATCCAATTACCGGTTTCTGGCGATGTCGATCCAAACAGTCCAGCATTAGACTACTACAATGCAGGAATGTCATTCACATATGATGGCTATGTTGTTGCTAATGGTTATGTATGGTTAACATATATTAACTATGGTGGTGGACGTAGCTATGTAGCAATTGGCCCTAACGATAATAATCCAGCTAACACTTGGGGATGGGGATTTTAATTAAAAACTAAGGAGAGTTAACGCTCTCCTTTTTACATATATTTAATAAAGAATGGAGAAATTGATATGGCAAAACGCAATAATTTATTTGATGAAAAAATATGGGAAGAAGTTAATGCGGAAAACAAAATGTTATTAGAAGATTATATTTTAGAGCTAAAAAGTAAAGGAAGAGCAGAAAAAACCATTTATCAATATACTGCTGACATTAAAGGCTTTTTCTGTTGGATTGCTCAAAATGCAGGAAATAAATCAATATTAGACCTTAAAAAACGTATGTTCCGTACATTTTTCTTATCAATGCAAGAAATGGGGACAAGTGCGGCTAGAATTAATCGTTTTCAAAGTTCAATTCGCAACTTATTAGCTTTCGCTGAAGATGATGAAGACGAGTATGATTATGATAAAAATGTTATGCGCGCAATTAAAGGAATTCAAGGTGAAAAAGTTAGAGATATTGTTTTCCTAACAGATGAACAAATCGATATTATTTTAGAACATTTATTAGAAGAAGAAAAATATGAAATGGCTTTATATTTATCTTTATCATATGATAGTGCAGCTCGTCGTAATGAAATTTTACAAGTTAAAAAACAAAATTTCTTAGAATCAAAAATGACTAATGAAGTTATTGGTAAACGTGGTAAAAAATTCCAATTATTATATTTTGATCGTACGAGAGAAATAGCTAAATTATGGTTTGATCAACGTGGAAATGATAATATTGACTCTTTATGGGTAGCTGGAAAAGGCGAAAATATCAGAGCAAGATCATATGAATCATTATACAACTTTTGTTTATACTTTAGAAAAGTGTTGGAATTAAAAACTGGAGAAGTTGTTGATATTAACCCACACTGTTTCCGCCACTCATCTTTAGATAATTATTCTAATGGTACACATCACGTACTAAAAGAATTAGGCAAAGAACAGCTTGATTTGAAAGTATTAAAATTGATTGCTCACCATGAGGATGTTTCAACAACTGAATCTTATTTAATGGATAGAAGTGAAGAAATTCTATTTGAAGCATTTGGCATCTGATAAAAGAAAGGATAATCTTAATTGATTATCCTTCCTTTTTTTTTTTTATTTTCTAATTTGTTTATATGATTTATCATTTACCTTATTCGTTTTAATCACATTTTCTTTTGTATCTACATATTTAATATTTGTAAGATGATCAATTTCTTCTTTCATTTTTAAATCTAATTTATGAACATCTTCTTCTTTAATATAGAATACTTCTAAATGTTTTCTTCTACTATCCCAAGTATCAACAACGCCCTTTTTTGGGTCGACATAAGCCATATGAGTATTTGATAAAGCTAGAGCAGAAATATTAAAGTTTTTACAAAAAATAGCTAATTGATTTGCTGATCTTACTCTAATATTATCAATCCATTTATATGCATTAATTCGTACGTATCCATGGTTGCTTAAATATTTTTCAAAGTTTATTTGCCGATCATAAGGGCCATGGCTTTCAATTTCATCTTTAATTCGATTGTAAGTATCATATGTTGATAAATCGCAAGCTCCCAGATTATACATTTCATAGTATTCAAACGCTGTAATTGCCCGTAAAACACAATCTCCAATTCGATCTAATTGAGGGTTAAAATTTTCTAATGTAATTTTTTCCATTATTCTTTACCTCCAACTAAAATACCAGCTTCTAAAATTCCACTAAATATTGTTAAAATTCCAACGAAGAATATTTCAATTACTCGAATATCAAATGTAATATTTGTTACTACTAAAAACCATCCAGCTAAAATTCCTAAAGTTAAAATTAATTTTGTCATCATAAATTCCTCATCTCTTTTTATTTATTTATCAGTATGGATATATTATATCATATCCATACTGATTTGTAAACTACTTTATTTGAATTGATCCCAATCAATGCTTTGTGTCATATAGGTTTTAATACCTTGCTCTTTTAATTCATTTTGAAATTTTTCTGCTTCTTCCATAGTTTTAAATTTATATTTCTTAGTATCATTTTTATCTTCTCCGTTAAAGAAACGGTTGATTGATTCCATATCTGTTTCAATAATATTAGTGTAAGTGTTTAGTGTGAATGTTTTTGTCATTTTAATTTCCTCTTTTCGTTTTTTATTTTTTTTAACTATTTAACTGTTAGAAAGATTGCACCTGCAGCTGGTTGAACTAATGTAATTTCTTTATCTTTATTTGCTTGGTATACATCATTTTTTTCAAATGAACTAAAATAATTAAATGAAGCAGTTTCACCGTTTTCAAAATTGATAACTACTTTAATTCCGCGTTCTGTGATTTGTAAAAATTGATTGATTGTCATTGTAAATTCCTCTTTTCTTTTATTTGTTTATTTATTATATATTTATTATACATTAGTTTTCGTATTTTGTAAACAGTTTTTTTAAATTATTTTTAAAAGTTTTTTCTTTGTGGAAGAATATTTATTAATTAACTATAGGTATATTATACATTAAAAACGAGCATCTGTAAACAACAAAATGCTCGTTTTGGTTTATTTTTTTTAATTATTTTTCATTCTATCGTGTGCATCGACTATAGATAATAAAACTATAATAAAGACTGATATTGATAAAATGGATAATAGAATTGTGGGCATATATTCTTTAATTGGAATAAGGGCATAAATAATGAATAAATACATAAAACCTGCCATTAATCCTAGGAATATTGTTGGCACAATTATAAATAACATAACTTGAAATACTCCTAAAAATATAGCTTTAATCCAATCCTTCATTTTTTAACTCCTCTTCTTCATATAGCTGTCTACATAAATTAATCATCTGACTAGTCATTTTTTCTAAATCAATGATAAGGTCTTCAATCGCTCCAGCTTTAATTTCTGTATTTTCTCTTTTTAAATATTGTCCCGTGTCTAAATCAATACACATCATTATAGTGTTTTCTAACTTATCTTTTTTAGTCATAATCAATTTCTTCTCCTTTAAAATTAATTGCCATTTTCCTAAAGTTTAGATACAATGGATCGATTGAATTAATTTCATCAATTGTGAAAATAACTTGGCCTTTATTTAAATTTTCCATAATACCATTTTTAGAGCCGAATTCAATATCACCTGAAGATTGATCTTTAATTAAATATTTTTTAGAATTGGGAAGCCCAGGAAGAATAATAAAATATTTAAGCTTTTTATTATTCTTCTTTTTCTTTTTGTCTTCTTTAACTTCAATTAAAACATAAGGATTACGGTAGTTGAAGTTATCTTCAAATTGCACATCTTTCATTGTCTTATTTAATGAGAGTAATTCATCAATATATTCAGCTGGATTATCGCTACGTAAGTAATATTTATTAATTTTCATTTTTATCTCCTTCTAAAACAATTTCAATACCATTTGTAGACGGTGTAAATGATAATACATTACGATCTTTATTTTCTTTATAGTTTAAAATCATTTTTGAACGTTCATTATGCATCCAAGCTGTTGTGGCGCCTGTTTCTCCAATAGTGATCATTACTCTTTTACCATATTCCATTAATTCTAATAATTGTTCTAGTGTCATTTTAAATTTCCTCCTAAATTATATTAAATGTTTTACATAAATTCTTTCAAAGTTTTTAGTGCTTTTTTCGCTTTGTGTAACTTCTGAACTTTAACACGCAATTTAAGTTGTTGTTTTTCCATTCTTTCCATTTTAGCAAGAATATTTTCACGTTCAGTTGCTAGTGCTTCAATTTTATCATTTAACCGTTGCTCAACATCCACTGTGATTGTTGCGGTTGGGTATTCAAAAATTTCAAATTCTACTATATTTTGACCATTAAGACAGTTTAAAATATAGTCACTTTCTGCACTGTCACCGTAATTATCAAGAATACATTTATTTGCTACTGTATAAATACGTCCTTCTGTCCACCAATCATAGTTGCCTGTATCAGTGCAACGTAATTTTGTACCATCTTTTAAGTCATTTTCTGTGTATTTCATTTATTTTCCTCCAAGTATGTTTCACGTATTTTGTTCATTATTTTAGCTATTTCAAATTGTATTGCCATTACATCACTATCTTCATTGCACACCGTGTTTAATTGCGTATTTGCTTTTCTAAGGCTTTTTAATGCGTATTTAACATATTCTTCTGAATAGTTTGTTAATTTCATTTTATTCTTCCTCCAATTTGTTTGTTGTTATCTTACGTACTTACTATAATATGTTGGGCTTAATTTATAAACATATTATAGTAAACTTTTAAATTAGTTTTCTGGATAACGTCCTGTGTCTGCTAATGTATTGCTAGCGTGGCTTTGCGGTTGCATTTGTGGAACGTGGTTAAAATTGTTCATTTGTTTTTTAAATTCTTCACTGTCTAATATTTCGTCTAGCGTCATGTTTTCTTCTTCTGTAATTTCAAAATTAATCATTTTGTTTTCCTCCTAATTTAATGTTTGTTTTAGCATATATCCGCCGCTTTTTCCGCGATTATCAAAAGTATCAAAATATTTTTTGTAAAGATAAATATGGGTTGCTTCACTACTTTTAATCAATTTTACATTCTGTTTACCGTGTTCTTCGATTAGGTGGTTAACAATTGAACAACCCGTTTCATAACTCATGTTTTTAACTTTTATCATTTGTAATTCCTCCAATTTGTTGTTTATTTATTATATATTTATTATACATAATAAATTATATTTTGTAAACAGTTTTTGCTCACAAAATACAATTTTTTTTATTTTAGTAAGCAATTACTAATTCAATAACCTGTTCGAATTGTCTGATTTGACCTAGTTCAATATTATTTGTAACTTCTTTTACCTCACCATTGATAATCATTGCAGCATTTTTGTATTTGTTTTCATAATGTACTTTTACATTATTTCCTTCAGCAACACTTGTTTCTAAGTTTTCCATAAATTGTTTATTAGTAGTTTTGATCATGTTATCCGCCTCTTTCTTTAATTTGTTTATTTATTATATATTTATTATACATTAGAAATTGCATTTTGTAAACATTTTTATGCTTACAAAATGCAATTATTTTGAATAAAATTTGATTTTTATTTTTAGATTAGTACCATCCGTTTGCATTATGGAAGGCTAGAGCAGCTTCCCATGATCCGTACCGTTCTGCAACATAGCGATCCGCTGTGGCTTCCTGGTTAGCTGGAGAATGATCTCCATTTAAATATGCTGCATCTAATTGATATTTGCCAATATATTTTCCATTTGTCGCACTATAGTTATTTGTGCTTTCACGCATAGCAATTTGACTTTTTGCATCGCTAGATTGCACAGGAGCTTCAGCTTGCTGCTGTTGAACTGGTGCTTGTTGAACATTTTGTTGAGTTTGTGCTTGCGCTTGTTGCTCTTGTTGAGCTGTTTGAGCAGTTAAAGCAGCAGCTTCTTGTTCTTTTTTAATTTGTTCTTGTTGTGCAATTTCCGCTTGCCAAGCCGCAAATTCTTCTTCTTGTTTGCGTTTTTCCTCAGCTTGTCGAGCTAAAGTTGCTTCATATTCAGCTTGTTTTTGCTCTGCGATTTTTTTCTTTTCTTCAGCAATTTTCTTTTTAAAATCAACAGACATTTTAGCTAATTGCGCTTTTTGTTTTTGATTACGAATAATCATTTTTTTATCTTGTTTTGCTTGATATTCGAAGAACTCCTTTTCGATCTTCTGCTGCTTCTCCTGTTGTTCTTTAATATTTTCCTGATTCGATTGATATGCGAATCCGGATAAACCAACAGTAGCTAATAATAAAATTGTACCTTTCGTGATAGTTCCTTTTAGCAAAATAATTCACTCTCTTTTCTATATTTTTTTATAATCATTAATTGATTATAGGTATATTATATCATGTTAACCAGTATAAGTAAACAGTATTTCAGCAATGTAATTTTAGTAAAACTGTGTAATTTTTAGTAATAAAAATGTAAAAAAAATAGGACCGAAGTCCTATTTTATAGATTATACACCAGCTGCTGTAGTTGTCGTTGTAGTAGTTGGACGTTCAGCTTTGTCTAATTTCGCAGCTTCTTCAACAGCTTCTTTAACAGTTGCTTTTGTTACAGCACCAGCGAATAAATTTTTCTCTGTTACATCTAATGGTAAAGTTTGTTCTTCACCAGTATATGCTACTTTTGCTACTTGAACCATGGTATCACTCTCCAAATATATTTGTTTAGCCAAAAGGCTATATTATTATTATACACTATTTATCTTTTAGTTAACACAATTATAAACGCTTGGTTGTTTGTGTTGTTATAATTTTATCAACAGGAATTTCATCGGAAACATGAGTTACTAAAATTTGATTGTCGCCAACATTTACTTTGACATCGCCATTTTCTAATACTTCTCTTTTTGGTTCGATATTTTTATCCATAAATATCTATCTCCATTCTTCCTTTTTGATGATCATCAACCATCTTATATTATAATTATATCATAGTTGCGCTTGGATTAACAACCATATATTATGCTTAATTAATTCATTCAATTAATTATATTACTATAGAATGAACGAGCACCCTGGTTAACCCAGAGTGACATCCACTTTTTCTAATTTTTTATTATTAAATAGTTTTTGACCACGCGCTAAACGATTTTTCTTAATGTTAATATTTTCAATTTCAATTGTTTTCGGTTTTTTATCTCCAACAGAAATGTTGATCATTTTTTCATCAGATAATTGTTTAACACAAATTAATTTTTCACCATCAAAATATCCTTTTTCCATAACTTGACGATTTTTAACAAATGCATCAATAGGGATTTTTACAATATGTCCTTCATCAAACACTAATAACACTAAAGCTTTTTCATCAATATTACATTCTGCAAATAATGCATCATTTCCAATAAATTCTTTTTCTTTAATTTGTTTTACTTTAATGTTACGAACTGATTTGTCTTTCATAAATAGAACAATATTTTTATCATTTTGTGCTTCCCAATATTGAACAATTTCATCACCTAAAATCAATTGTGATTCCATATCATTTTTATTTTTACCTTTTAATAGCCATCCATTTTTAGTGAAGCATACAAAATGTTTAGTGTTATCTACTTCTTTTACTTTCACAATCTTATGAACTTCTTTTTCTTTTTCTTCATCAATTGTGATAATTTCAGTTTTACGTTTTGGAGCATCAATTTCTTTCATTGTTTCCATCATACGACGTTGTAAAATAACTTTTAATAGTCCATCATTATCAATTGTTTCTTCTAAATCTTTAATTTTATTTTCCAAATCTTCAATATCTTTTAATCTGTTTTGGATACGTTTTTCATTCAATGAACGTAATGTCATTTTACCAATATATTCAGCTTGTTCTTTTGTTAAATTAAATGCTTCCATTAATAATTGATCGACTTTATCGTCATCTTCAAAACGAACAATACGAATAACTTCATCAACAGAAGCTATTTTACGTAAGCCTTCTAAAATATGCAATTCTTTTTTCATACTTGTTAATTTATTATTAAGCCCACATTTAATTACAGATACACGCCATTTAATCCAGTTTAATAATAATTCTTCTACACCTAAAACTTCTAATCTTCCATCAATTAATACGTTCATATTTGCACTAACTTTTGATTGAAGCGGAGTAAGCTTATATAGTTTTACAATTAATTCTTTCATATCTGTATTTTTCTTAGCTGTGATTACGATTTTCATACCTTTAAATGAAGTACCATCACGAACATCTGTTACTTCTTTCAGTGTTCCACGTTTGTTTAATTCAATAATTTTTTTAATAATTTGTTCACGTTTTACACCATACGGAATTTCAGTTACAACCAATTTATTATTATCAATTTCAATTTTTGCTCGCATTGTAAATGAACCACGCCCAGTTCTAATTACATTAAGTGCTTCATCATCGTCTTTTACAATCATCGCACCTGTTGGAAAATCAGGATAAATTGGTTTTGTTCTTCCACGTAACATTAAAATATCATCAATCATATCATATAATTCATGAATATTATACGATAAAATAGAAGTTGCAAAACCATTTGCAATACCACTTTGTGATTGAGTTAAAATTGATGGATATGTCACAGGTAAAACTTCTGGGACATTAATTGTTCCATCGTAATTTGGTACATAATCAACACTTTTTTCTTTTAATTCTTTTGTTACTTCAAATGCGTTTTTACCTAATTTTACCTCAGTGTATCGGGCAGCAGCTGGTTGTTGGTCACTTGACGTATATTGACCCCAACTTCCTTTCCCAGTCAAAAATGGAAGACTATTTCGATCTTTTTGAACTAATCCTACGATTGAACCATATGATCCTCCATGTGGATGCAATTGCATTACACGTCCTTCAACTGTTGCACTTTTAGTGAAATTAAAAGTCTTATTTAAAAGCATTGATGTGATAATACGTCTATTTACTGGTTTAAAACCATCACGAAAATCAGGGATTGCACGTTGTAAAATTGTGTATGCACTCATTCCCATCATTGCATCGTTTAATTGTTCGCCTAAACCAACTTTATTAATCATTTATCTTCCTCCATTTTAATACGTTTTTCAACAGTAGCTTGAAATTTATGGGCCAAACTATAATGTGCTTTTAATCTACTTTCTAGTTCCTCAATTTCTTCTTTATCCAATGTTTGTTTACAACTTAAAAAAATAATAATATCCATATTAGCATTCATTTGCTGTTTAATCATAGCTAATCTTGATTGATAATTTAAAACGTCTAACATAATTCCTATTCCTCTTTTCATCAATTTATATTTATATTATATCAAGAAAATGGGGAAAAGTAAACTACTTTTCCCAAAATTCTAATCAATGTCATGCACATAATTTGCTAGTTGATTGTTAATCATTTCTTTCCTAGGTTCAACATCGTCATTCATCCATTTATCAATCATTAGAAAATCTTCCGCTTTTTCTGTTGTTAATTGAATAAGATTACGTGTTTTTGGATTCATAGTTGTTGCTTCCATTGTTTCAGCATCAACTTCACCTAATCCTTTTAGACGATTAATAGTATATTTTTGACCTTCATATTTACCAATATTTTTATTTTTTTCATCTTCAGTTAAAAAGTAAACTACTGAATCATCACTAAATTTCAATTCATATAATGGCGTTTGTGCAACGTACACATGTCCTTTTTCCAATAATGGTTTCATAAACCGATAAATGAATGCGACTAATAGCGACATAATATGTCCACCATCTGCATCGGCGTCTGTTGTAATAATAATTTTTCCAAAGCGTAAGTTATCAATATCAAAATCATCTTTTTTACCAAATTGAATTCCAGTTCCAATAATTTTGATCATATTTACAATTTCTTTGTTTTTGAAAATATCTTCAGGTGAAGCACGTAAAACATTTAACACTTTACCACGTAACGGAAATGCAGCTTGAAAATGATCATCCCGACTATCAACAATCGACCCATTTGCTGAATCACCTTCTGTTAAAAATAGTTCCGCATCTAATCCATGAATTTCACAATCAATTAATTTTTCAATCTTATTGCCAATTCCAGTAACTTTTTCCGTTAATTGTTTTTTCAATTTTTGACGAGCACGATCATTTGCGCCATTTGCTTTTTGAACAGTTAATAAATGATCAACAAACTTATTGAATTCTTTCGGTTGTTGTGCTTCCATTGCCGTTAATAAATTTTCAATATATACTTTTACTTCATCTTTATATTTTTTCTTATTTGTACTTAATTTTGTTTGATTACTAAATTCAACAATGTTTGATTCAACTACAGCAATAAACGATAGTGAATTTTCAATGTCTTCTTTATTAAAAGCAGTTACTTTTTTAGGGAATAATTTTTTAGCTCGACAATATTTATTCATATATAAACGAACACCATCTAAAACCCCGTCATTAATTGCGCCACCTTCTTCTAACCATGTCATATTCAAATATGATTCTTGATGCGTGTCCGGTGAGGTTGTTAATACAATATTATATTTGTTTTTTTCAACTACTACCTCCCCGTCAATTTGTGGAACCTCACTAGTATTTTCTACTTCGCCCAGTGTGAAAATACCTGACGTTGTAGTTGTTCCAATTAATTCATCAAAACGATCGCGAATACCTTCATATTTAAATTTTGTAACTGTTTCATCATGAACAAAACGATATTCGATACCTGGTGAAGCCACAGCAAAATGTTTGACAATTTCTTTGATATGATTAGGGTCAAATTGAGTATGTGTGTAAATTGTTTCGTCAAGTTCGACAACAAAAGTTGAACCGTGAGCATTTTCAATTTCACTCATATCTTTTTCCATATATTCACCATCTAGTTCTCCACCATTAATGAAACGTACTTTATGAACTTTGTTATCATAATGTGACATAACAGCAAACAATTTTGAAGTATAATTTAATACGGTTGTTCCAACACCGTTCGTCCCGGTTGTCACATTTTCGGTAACATCATATTTTGTTCCTGCGAATAATGTGCGGAATAATAAGTCATAATTTTTTTCACCATCTGTTTCGCCACCAATACGAATACCTCTACCATTATCACTAACCATAATTCGTTTATTATCATTTGATAAAGTAACTTCAATTTTACCAGGTTCACTAGAGTGATTTCTAAGTTCATCTGCAGCGTTTGCAATAAGCTCCTTTACACCGTGATAAAAATTATCACGAGAGCCATACCATATGCTCAGTTTTTCCCTAGCTTGTGCGCGATCATCTAATTTTTTAATTTTATCAGCCATCTAAAATTCCTCCAAAATCAAATCTTTATCTTCATCAACTTTTACTTTTTCCATTTCTGCGTATATTCCCGGAGTGTCAAGAAAATATACATTACTTAATTCATCAATTTTTTTATCTTTAATTAGTTTGTCTAGCTTACGATACAAATCCATTGCTTTCATTTATATTACCTCTTTCTTTATATCTTTTTTATATTATATCATATAAGGACTAAAATGTAAACCCGCCACTTTGAACAATTCCATATATTAAGAACCAAAATCCTAAGAAAATTATTAAAAATAAAAACCAGGGCCCAATATCAAAATTCCAACGCCATTTAATATATCTTTGCAATCTATCATATCCTTCAACTAAACCAATAATTAAACCAACAAATAAAAATATGCAAACTGTGATTAAAAAGCTTTTTAAGATCATTTCATTCTCTCCTTATACCATTCTTTTACTTTTATATAGTCCTTCTTTAGTCCACATAGTTAAAATTATATCTCCATCATTATCAATTTCTAAATTTTCAACAGACACTAATTCATCATCACCACCAATAAACCAAACTGGCGAACTTTCTCTCACTTCACCTTTTTCTAATATTTCACCTAATTTTTTATATAATTCATTTACAGTCATTTATTTTCCCTCTTTTATTTTTTAATCTACTATTAATATTAAATCATTATCGATATCAGACGTCGCTCTTTCAAGTGTATCATAAGTGTTTGTTCCGCGATCAATCCAAACACGTGAATGATTGTAAACTTCTTCTGATTTTAGCATTTCGCCTAATTTATTGTATAATTCTTCTACTGTCATATTTATCCCTCTTTTAATTATAATTTTTATTATATAATAATTCTTTCATCTCGTCTAAAGTTTCAGACCAATAAGCTTCTTGTGATGGTTCTACTAATGCTTGCGTTACATAGAAGCCATACTGACACGTAACTAAAACGGCGTTGTAATAGTCAGATTCCTCTATTGAAAACAAATAATCTTTATTGTTGAAGCGAGTTCCTTTTTCTATCCATTTGTATTTCATATTACTTATCCTCCACTATAACCATTCATTTATTAAAATTTCTGCCATTTTTTCTTTCATTTTTTTAACTCGATTATTTGCCGCCACGCGTGAAATTGAATATTTTTCTGCATATTTTACAACACTAAAATTTTTCTTATCTATTAAAATTCTAATTAAATCTAATTCTGAATCAGTTTTAAAATGTGATAAAATTAAATCAACCAATGCTTCATCATTTAATAAAGCTTCTGCGCCATTGCTCTCCATTTGTTGATATGTTTCATCATTTTCAAATTTTTTATTTGAAGAATCATATTTATCGTCTTCACTTAATTTTACATTTAATGAAGAAACATTTGAATTTTTCCATTTATTGCGTTTAGATTGCAGAACAGGATATAATAAATCGCGTTTTGCTTTTTTAAATCTGTGGAAGATATATGTTGAAATACAGTTACCAGTTGAAATATCATAATTTTCAAATGCGTACCATAACTCGATTGTGAACTGCTGCTCTACTTCATCTCTATCAATACTGTTAGAATAAACTCTAGTGATTTTCCAAGTTTCGTTTTGAATCATATTGAAAAAATGATCATAAAGATCGTTATAAGACATGCTAACTTTTTTAATTCCATTTTCTGTGTTTAATAAAAATAATTTGTTCATTGATATATGCTCTCCATTTCATTTAAATTAATTACTACTGTGGATATATTATATCATATCCACAGTAGATTGTAAACATTTTAGAAAAATAAATTTCCAGTTTTCCAATCATTATCAAGTTTGACAAATGCTAATGCAGCTGCTGTTTCAAAAATTAATTTTTTCTTATCTTTACCAGAGAAATTAATGTGTTTAATTTCAAGCGTAGTGCCATTCATATTGTTTATTAAATATCCATTTTTATATGCTTTATTAAATTCTTGTTCTGCTGACTGAATTAAAATTTCATAGTCGAAATTATCTAACCATTCTTGCATTTCAATTTCACCGTCATTAATTCCATTTACTAATCCTTGATAATCATAAATTAAATTATCTTTCAAGATTTTTACTGCTGTAGTTTCGTTTTCGTTTAATAAGTTTGACATTTTAAATTCCTACTTTCTGTTTTTGTTTTTTGTTTATTTATTATATATTTATTATAATACATAAAGGCTGAAATGTAAACAGCCTTTATGAAATTTTTTAAAAATTATTTTTTTAATTCTTCGATATTTTTTACTGCCATATCAATCATGTTTTTAATACCAGTTTTAGTTGCTTCATCTGTTGCTGATAATAATTGGTCTCTCAAAGTTTTTAACATTTCTTCTGTCATTTTGATTTGTTGTTCTTTAGTCATTTTAATTTCCTCTTTTCTTTAATTTGTTTATTTATTATATATTTATTATACATTAGAAACTGTAATCTGTAAACAGTTTTTTTAAATAAAATCTAATTTTTATTTTAAAAATGTTGCTCCGAAACGTTATCAGATTAACCTTTTCAAATGTATTAATTAACTATAAATATATTATACACCAAAAAAGGCTGCTTGTAAACAGCCTTTTCTATATTTTTTTATTTTTTTACATTGAACCATTCGACATATCGCGAACTTGTTCAATCATTTTATCTACTTTATCTAAAGCTTCTTTTTGTTTTTCTGGTGTTAATTGTTTGTTCAAATATAATTCATTTGTTTCATCTGTTAAAGTGACTAATTGTGCATAAATATCTTTCAATTTGGGATCTTTTAAAAATTGATCGTTCCAAACTCCAGCTTCTGCAATTAATGAATCCATATCTCCACCAGATACATAAACTTTAAATGATGTTAAATATTGATTTAACCGATATAATTGATCATATGTTTCTTTATCAATTTTTCCTTCATAATCTGGTTTAGCTTCATCTTTTCGTTTTTCTTCCAATTGTTTAGAAGTTTTTGTTACTGAAGGTTCGGCGCTATTTTCAACTGTAGTTGTTTCTTCAGTTTTACTTGACGTTTCTTTTGTAGTTGAAACAACAGTTGATTCTGAAGATTTATCATTTTTATTTTCATCTTTATTTTGACAACCAACCATAACTAAACCTGAAACTAATAAAATTCCTAATAAAAATTTTTTCAATATAGTTTCCTTCTTTCTATAAATTTCTAACTCTTCTATAATTATATTATATCACAAATATATCAAATAGTAAAATAATACTATTTGATACGTTGTGTGATACCCAACCCTTTATCATTTTCAACAACAATATATTCAGTGTTATTTTTACTATCTTTTATAATTGTCATTGATTTTTCATCAAAATAATCGTGCCCAATTATTTGCCAATTTGGATTGCCATATTTTGAATCTGAAACAAAACGTTTATTTTCATTCACTGTTTTAATCACATTTTGATACGTTTCATTTTTGTCTTTTAAAGTTTTAACAGACATTTCCAAATCATTATTTTTAATAATTAAAGAAGCAGACATTGCTAAAAGCGCGACTAATATTACTTCTCTAAAATTATTTTTTAAGAAATTCATCTTTAATCTCTACTTTCATATTTTTATTTAGATAAACTTTTTCTGTCAATCGTCCCTCATCTAATTTTTTCATTAGTGCATCAAATGATCTTTTAGGCATTCGTTCACTATATTTATTAATAAATCTATTTCGATCTTTTTCTGAATGAAAAATACCAATCTGTTCACTTTCATAAATTGTAAATTCCATTCGAGGATCAAATTTATCAATTATAACCATGCCAGTTTGAGGCTTGGCCATATCGTCATCATTCCATAATCCAGCTGCTGTAAATGCATCATATGGAATTTTAACATAATTTGAAGGGTCCATTCTTTTCCGTGGAAAAAAATAATCCACTTTAACATTTAAAAATTTACCTGATTTTGGAGCTTCCCAATTTTCTTCTTTCATTCTTTTCTTAATAATGTTAATCACATGAGCCTTATATTCTTTAGACTCGATAGTTTCTGCCAATCTACCAATCATTCTTCCTCCAACACGAATCATTTTCGCATATAAATATCCATTAACTGATGGTGGAATTGGCAGAACTACCTTAATTGATTTGGTCATTAAATATAATAGCCTCGATAAGGACTGTTGAATTGGTCAATTTCATAGTCAATTTGGCCGATCATAAATTCTGCATCGTTTTGTAAACTATCGTTGTCGTCTAAAATATAATCTGCCCAATCCCAAATTGTTTCAAAATCTTTTTCATCTGCAATTACACGGCGCACTTGTTCACGAAAATCATTTTCTTCTCGTCTCATCATTCGTGATAATTGTAAAATTGGTGGAATTTCTTTATAGAATACAATTACATTATGTGCTCCAAATTCTTTTTTCAAATCTTTAATTCCTTGAACATCTGTTACAATAATTGGAATTTCATATTCATTTTCAAAACCTTTTTCAATTCCATATTTCCATACTTCTCCAGTTGCAACATTATATTCCCGTGGAGCAATAATTTTACCATCTTTTTCCATTTGGTCAAATTGTTCATTAGTGATGAAAAAATAATCTTGACCATCAATTTCACCAGGTCGCTTAGGGCGAGTTGTGATAGTGACAACTTTATGAATTCTATTATGGTCTGTTTTACGACAATAGTCAAGTAAATAATTTAATAATGTTGTCTTGCCAGAAAGTGTTTTTCCAGCAAGAACAAATATTGGCTTAGTTAATTTCATTTATAAACGCTCGTTCCTTTCAATTTTGACAAAGCTTGAATTTTTGTTTTAGCATGAATGCATTGTTCTTGATTATTATCTTTATCTAAAACAACAATATAAACTCCTTCAAAAGATAAAGGAATACCATATGCATTTGTCATTACAATATCTTGTTCAACTTCTAAAGGCTGAATAATTAAATTTAATTTAGATTCAAATTTATTTTCAATTTCTTCAATAACATTTAATACAGCTAAATCTGACGTATTGTTTTTATCATAAAAAACATGAATAACTTTACGTTCCATTATTTTTCCTCCTTATTAGTTGAACCAAAACCGCCAGTTCTTGGTACATCTCGTGTAATTTCAACATCGGTTGTCAATAAGAATTTTTGGAAAATACCTTGGCCAATTCGTTCACCTTTTTTAATAGTAATTGGTGATGGTCCAAAATTCATTACTTGGAACATAATATGGCCTTCATTATCTTCATTATTATAATAGTCGCTATCAATAACACCGACTCCATTTGCTAAAACTAAAAAGTGTTTTAATGGATTTGAAGAGCGATTATATAATAGTAACATTTCATCTCTAGGCATTTTAGCTTTAATGCCAGTTGGAATTAATGTTGGCTTATTATATTCTTTAAATTGAGTTCGAGCTTCATTTAATGATAAATTTTCAAGACCCACATCAGCGACATCATCAATTAGTGTAATTAACTCATCATATTGTTCTTGTTTTAATTGTTTATATACATCTAATTCATTTGCAATGTCTTCAAGCTTAACGAACTTTTTAAATTGTTCGTCACTCATTTCTTCTTCATTAATTTGTTCAATAACTGAATCAATATAAGTTAATAATTGACGTACAGCCAAGTGAATAGAAGGAATTGTAACATCTTCTGCAGCTTCAAAATCATATCCAGCAGAATAAGCTGTTGCGCGCATTGGGATATTTACGTCTTCATATCCTGTTACTTTTTCAAATTTTCTTTCCATAATTAAATACCTCTCACTTTCCAATCATTGCTAAATAATTCAACTTGCGTTGGTAGCCATGGAACACGGCCAAAACGTGACTCAACATATAAATATTTATGTGTCATTTTACTTTTTTCATCTGGAAATTGACAAAATACTTTTACGTCATCACTCCACATTGGTAAAGACATATAAACATTTTTATGTTTTGATACCGTTGCAAATGCTTCATCAAATTTCATATAATCACTCTCTTTCTTTATTTATGTTTATATTATATCATAAACTTATATAACTGTAAATAGTTATTCGCTAATAATTTTAGCTATTTTAGAAAAAGGGCGCAATTCAAGTTGATACTTATCATTAAGTTCTTTCCATTTGTTTTCAAAATATTCATCAGTAAAAATATTGTTTCTTGTAATTTCTAATTGTTCATCTGTTAAATTTTCTAATATTTTAATCGATTGCAATGATCCGCTGACCGCTCCTTGTAAAAAAGCGATAGCATAAATTTCTTCACTATATAATTTATTAATAATTTTTTGTACTCCATCTATTGCTTCTTTATTATTTTGCTCCATTTTAATTTCTCCTATATTATCTTCCTAAATTTGTATTATACATTTGTGTATGCATATTAATTAAATCATAATATTTTTCTTTTTCATAATCATCTGTAACTTCTTCTGCACTGTTATCGAAAAGTTGCATTAACATTTCATTATCATGTAAAAATACTAGAATTTGCTCTTGTCCAAAAACTTTATCAATACGAATTGCATTTTCAGCAATAATATGTCCTGGATTTGGTTCACTTTTTACTTTGAAAATATAATTATTTTCATATTCACGAACAATATATAATTTACCTTTTTCAAATTTCATCTTATAGCCCTCCTAATTCTTTAATACGATCTAATTTTTTCTTGAAATTAGGATTATTTTCAGCAAGTTGTTCGTATAATGCAATTTTATTTGCTTTTTCAAATTCTTCTTCTAATTGCATTTTTAATTTTTCAGCTTCAGCCTTTTCTCTTTCAATTTTTTCATACTGATCGATATGGTGCTGAATATTTGTAACAACAACTCTTAAATCATGTTCTTTATCTTCGATAATGTCAATAAATTTTTGCATCAAATTATTATTATTCACAATATCATCAGGAATTTTTGAGATACGTGCAATTTCATAATTGTCTGACTTTCTTACTGGCACAACAACAATGTCATCTCTTAAGATTACCTTAATGCCTTTTTGAATATCAAACAAATAACAATATTCTCTTTTACTCCAAAGGCCATCATTGGTTTTAAATTGAACCATCACTGGGAACATATTCTGTGCATCATATCCTGCTGCTTGAATTGCACCTTGTAAATTAATGTGATTACTTGCTAATTTTTGTGCTCTTCCATTTTCTCTAAATAACATTATTAATCTCTCCTATTTCTTTTAAATTATATTTATATTTTACATATGCTTTCTTAAATTTATTAATGCTATAATCAATGATCTTATTTCTTACTTCACGGCTTTTAAGATCTTTACCAATATAAGTAAAATAATCAACATTCACGCACATTCTAAAATCATTTGTCTCAATAATTAATGTCGCATAACCTAAATCTTTATTATCAGTCGACCAACTAAGTGTTAAATCTAATAATTGTAGTTGATCGACTATTCTGTCTATCTCCTTCTGTTTATACACATAATCATAATATGACATCTAAGTTCCTCCTAGTTCAATGTTTGTTTTAGTTGATAACTATGTGAGCCATTTTTCTTATCCATCGTACCAACGTATTTTTCATTACGATAAATGTGGATTCGATCCGAGTGAACAACTGTTTTTACTTCATGTCCTTCTTCTTTCCACCATTTAATACGTTGTATACCACGTTCATATGTCCAATTTTCTACTTTAATCATTTAAATTCCTCTTTTCTGTTTTTGTTTTGTTTATTTATTATATATTTATTATATACTATCTTGAGAAATATGTAAACAGTAAAATGCAAAAAGTTTGCATAATTTTCGCTAAGTAAGGTTGCAACGGAACGTTGCACCTTCGTAAACTTCATGGAAGTTTCCGAGTTGTTCATTTTCTTTTTATATTCTTTATCGCGGGTATTTATATTATATCAAGAGAAAAAGTGTTTGTAAACCATCATTCCCATTTTTTATCAAATTTTTACTTTTAATTGAGAAAATAAAAAGGTGAACGAATCACCTCTTTATTATTTAAATGTCATAACAATTTCATCAAAACCACGAGCTTTAATATTTAATTTTTCAACTAGCGTATTCCAATCACGCTCTAAGCGTTCTAAATCAAAAATATCGTCTGCTAATTCTTGAGCATCTTCTGTTGATAAATTATTAATAGATTTTGCAGCTCCAACAGCACCATCAACATGTCCTAATAAATATCCTAAAGCAAATAATTCATCTTTTGATAAATTATTTTTAGCTTTGAATAAGATTAATGCAACTTTTTTATTGTCCATTAAAACATCTCCTCAAAAATTTTATCTTTTAATTCTTCTAATTTATTTCTATAACGTTCACTATCAGCTGAGTCCAATAATAACAATTGTTCTTCTTTTCTTTTTTCAATTGTTAACTTCTGCATGTGTGCCGCTAGCTTATTCATTTCTAACTCCATATCAGCAATCAATCTTTCTTTCGCAACAACATTATTTAAAGCATGTTCATATGCTTCTTTAGCTTTACACACTTGCTCATTTAATGATTTATCCATTTCATAACCTCTTTCTTTAATTTTATATTTATATTATATCAAAAAGAAAGAGAAGTGTAAACACTTCTCTTAATCTTCTTCAACTTTTTTCTTTTCTTGTTGTAAAAATATTTTTTCTCCATCATGTCCTTTAATCAACATAATAGAATGTTGATATGCACTATTTTTCGCATTTGCATAAAAATCATTTTCTCTTCGATACCCAACAACAACTACCATATTTCCACGTTTCCACCAAGTGTCATCAATATTTACGCGATCTTTACCTTGACCAACCATTATCTTTTTATTATAATATTGATATTTTCCTTTTCCGACACGAACATCTACAACACCATCTTTTGTAATTAAAGTTACTATACCTTTTTGTGGAAGTGTATCAATTACTGTTCCAGCAATTACGTGACTTTTATATTTTGGCCATTTTTTGCCACCGCGACCATTATTATAACCATCAATCTCTGGTTCTCTCGGTAATTCATTAAAATTCGATAGTTCAAAAAACGAATGAATTGGATATTCTTGCAATTCATGTTGTGAAATATAAAATGTGATTGATTCCATTTCCCAGTGAGATATTGTTCCTAAACAATATTTTTGCCAATATGCACTTCTTCTAAGTGAAGCTTCAGCTTTCAAAGCGTCCTCTGTTTTCAACCACTCTTTTAATTCTTCCATTCTATCTTTTACAACTTTTTCTAAAACTTTTATTTCAATTATAAAGTTGCCATTATCATTATAACTATATGATTCTGGATATTTTTTAGTTACTTTTTTATCACAATCTTCTTTAAAACGATTGAAGAAATATTCTGTATATCTATCATGAACTTTTTTATTTTTAACTTCTTTTAAGAAGAAATATGCTTCTTTTGCTTCTTTATATTTTTCTGGTATTAAATGAGCAATTTTTGGAATAACTGAAGTTGATAATTTTTGTTTAAATGGTTCCACATACATTACAAAATTTATCATTAATTGTTTCCTATTTGGATATAATTCATCAAATAATCCACTCTTTATTAATGTCACCATTTTCGTATTTGTTAAATCACCATTTATAACATTATGATCAATAAATTGTTGCATGTTCTTATATGGTCGACCATCGATAATTTGTTTTGCTAATCTGCTATTCATACCAACAATTGGTTTTAATCCATACATAATTTTGCCTGTGTTTTGATCAGGAGTGAAACCAATGTCGCTTTTATTGACTGATGGCGGAATTACATCTTCACGAAAATTCGATAATGCTTTTGCAACTTTACCATATTTTGTTCCTGCTTCAAGTTCTCCAATAATTCCTGCATCAACATTTAAACATGCTGCTTTCCAATAATGAACACCATATCTATATGCAATATTCATTTCAATCATTAAAATCATTGTGTATGCTGCTACGTGTGGTTCTGAAAATGAATAACCAAATGTTGGAACATAACATTCATTCCAAATATAATTTAATAAATTATCACTAGTTCCATTTTCTCTACCTTTTTTAAAGAATAATTCTTTTTGTTTTACTTGAATTGTTGGGTCTTTTTTAGCTGAAGCTTTACGCAATCCTTTTGCTTCTCTTAAATTATATTTTGCCACTTTATCATGCATTGCAATTTTCATAATTGATTCTTGAACTTCACATACACCAAATTTTTTATCTAATAGTTCGTGCATAACTGCTTTTTCATCTTCAGTTAAATTATATTCGTCCATATCTTTTTCCCATTCATTTAAATCATTTTTATAACGAATATATTTATCAATTGGTTGTTCACCATCAGAAGATAAACGCATTAATGAATTTGCCGCGACTAGTTGGTCAAATGTTCTAGCATTAATTTTTTCTAATGCTTGTCTACCTGTTTTTGCTTCAAACTGAAAAGCTGAAATAATTTCTCCATTAAACAACATGTCAAACATTTCTTGACTTTCCATATCTAAAACATCCGGGTGAAAATATTTATTAAATGTTTCTTGTAACGAACCTTGCCATTCAATTTTACCATCTTTTAACAACATATCTATTGCAGCTCTAATTCTATCTAATGCATTAATTGATAAAAAGTCATATTTAATTCCACCAGCAACTTCTGTTGTATGTGCATCCCATTGTGTAATTGGCAATCCTTTACTTGTTTTCATCATTGTATTTAATGAAGTGTATCCATCTGGAAAGACAACAACACCTGAAGCATGTTGCCCACGACCACTTACTAAACCTTGAGATTGTAACATCAATTCTTGCAATCCTGGATATTCATTAACCATATAAATAAATTGCTTATCTGGCTTTCTATGTTCTTTTTCATTTCCAAAAAATGCATCTTGTAATGGCCATGCAAAACCTTTATCACTTGGAATCGCATTTGTAATATTTTGCGCTGTATCTGGGTCTAAACCAAAAGCACGACAAGCTGTTAATGAAGCTGCACGTGGACCTTCTGTTGTATATGTTCCAATATTCAACACATTTTCATGTCCAAATTTTTCTTTTACACCTTCAATAATATTTGCACGTTCACTACCTTGAGCATCAACGTCAATATCTGGAAATTCTCCAACATATTCTCGTGATAAAAATCTCCAATATGGTAAATCATATTTAATTGGATTTAATTGAACAATATCTAATAAATAATTTGTATAATAACATACAGCAGAACCACGGCCAACACCAACTAATGAATATTCCCACATAATATCAACAAATTCTGTCATTGCTAAGAAATATGAAGTCATTGGTTGATTTAATTGTTCACTAATTGCTTGAAGCTCACCATATTCTAAATCAATCCTACTTAAATTTTCTTCATTAAATTCTTGTTCCTTTTCAACGAAGCCTTTCATAACTTTAAAATGATAATATCTATCTTCAATAACTGAAGATCTCATCATTTTATAAATATTCGGATATTTTGCTTCATCAATTTTTTGCATAACACTTTCATCTTGTTCGAAATGTGAAATATGAGATCGTGGAATAACTGTTTCATGTTTATATTTTAATTCGTTATTAACCATATCTCTAATAATCAATGTGTTTTTACACAATTCATTTAATAATTCTTCATCAAAATATTCTAACAGTTCATCATATGAGAAAATATATGTTGTTGCATAAAAAGATTCTACTTCACGTTCACCTTCTGAAGCTTGTAAATATTGTTTATGAAATTCTTGCTGCTCTAATGTAAGATAATGCGCATCTGTTGTAACAATACATTTAATGTTATATTCTTCTGCAATTTTTGGTAACCATTTATTAACAATCAATTGTTCATCTTGTTTTGACGGTTGTAATTCAAAAAATACATTATCATGTCCAAAAGTATTCACTAAAAATTCAATAAAATAATGAATCTCTCTTTTTATTGTTCCAATTCGCATCGCGTCTGCTTCTTGTTCTGCTTTTTCTAATTTAAGAACTAATTGTGGCAATTCTCCACCAATACACGCAGTTGACGCAATTACATCGCCTTTATATTCTTTCATTAGTTCAGCTAATTCATCTTTAAATGTTGGAACACGCTCCATACCTCTTGAATATGTGCTGTTTTCCCACGCTTTAGCCGTTTGTTTTTTCAAAAATTCAAAACCACGTTGATTTTTTGCAACCATTAAAAAATGAAAATATTTAACTTTTTCTTGATTTTTCATTGGTTCCTCATATTTACGATCAATTAAATATGCTTCATTTCCAATTGCTGCTACAAAATTTTCTGGTAATTCGCCGTTTTCTTTCATTTTTTTGGCAGCATCTAGAAATACTGGTGCACCAGCTATCGTTTCATGGTCTGATAATACAATTCCTTTCAACCCTTTGTTATTAGCGACTTTTAAAATATCTTGTGGCGAGTTTGTCGCATCTCTTAAACGAAAATTGCTAAAATGTGAATGATTATGGATACTAAACCAACCATTATGCCAGCTCATTAATCTACCTCTTTTCTATTAATTTATATTTATATTATATCAAAAAAAGACTGTTTTGTAAACAGTCTTTTTTCTAAAAATATTATTTTTTAATTGACGAAATTAATTCCATCGTGTCAGCTAAAATCCATTGATAACCTTTTAGATTTGCTAAATCTTTTTCGTTTTCACCCGAAACAGAAATTTTCTTTTTAATAACTTCAATTTCTTTTTCGTATTGATCAACCTTTTTCCATAAATATTCTACGATCTCTTCAACTGTTTCTAACATAATACTACCTCTTTCTTGTTAAAATATTTTAGTTTGTTTATTAACTATAAATATATTATACACTAAGCAGATCTGTTTGTAAACAGTTTTTTTACATTTTTTAATAAACTATTCCGGTTTCTTGTTTCAAGTTACCATCATCATCTACATATACAAATGAATAATAATCAGGAAAATTAATATGATAATCGACTTTAAAAGATAGATATTTTTCATTTCCTGAAACAATTCTACCAATTTCATCAAAAATTACATATTTATTATCTTCATCAATTCTTTCTAATAATCCTAGCACTTGCATTACTAATGCTTTCATAATATTCCTCCTAAATGTCGAATGGGTCATAATCAGGGTCATTATGTGAAGACCAACATGCGCCTGCTTCCCATGAATCAATATGTTCACAGCCACAAATTTCGCATAAATCTTCCTCATCATCTTCCATTATATCTTCCCAATCAACAACAATATTTTCATTATTAATTATTCCTGGAATTGGAGAATTAAATTCAACTTCATATTCTAGTTCTTTAATAACATGTTTTAATTTTTCTTTTTCTATTTTCATATTATTACACTTTCCTTGTTTGAGTTCCATAAAAATAATAATGTTTTCTGCAGCATTGGAAAAAGTCTTCATCACCAATCACAATATTTCCATCAACATTTTCTGAATCAACAGCATAACGATAACCATCTTCTCTTAATTCAGTTAATAAATTATGGGTTGCTTTTTTATTACAAAAAGCGCATAATGTTTTAATTTCCACCAATTTATCAGCTTCTTCAATTAAAGCTTTACTTCCTTCGAATAAATGATTAGTAAAATCAGTTTTCAAACCAAAACATATTACATCAATATTTTGCGTATCAACTAGAACACCACATTCGATAACTTGTGATTTTGTTAAAAATTGCGCTTCATCAATCAAAATAACAGGAGGATTATTACGGCCATCTTGTTGTAAAAAATCTGCAATATTTTGATTTTGTCCTAATAACTGACATGTAATTGCAGAGCCTAGTCGTGTAGCAACTGTGTTGGAGTCACGCGTATCAATTGCACTTTTTAATACCAATGGTTTTTGATCTTTTACTAAATAATTTGTATAAGTTTTAATTAACTCCATACTTTTTCCGCTTTTCATAGTTCCATACATAAATGTAAATTTTGCCATTTTTCATTCTCCTTTAAATTTCACTAATAATTGCTAAGACAGCCGCAAATAAAATAATAAGAATTATCGCGGGAAAAACCAATAAAAAATCAATTAATATTTCAACCATATATAATTTCCTCCAATTTAGCTAAATTATCATCCATTAACTCCATAGTTGTTTTAATTTCTTTTTGAACATTATCTTCATTTAGAGGCCCAAAAATTTTTATCCATTTTTCCGCAAATTTTAAACCTTCTAATCGTGCTGATAATTCTTCTTGTCTATTAATCAGCCTAGTTTTTTCATCCATGGTATTCCCTTCCTAATGCATTTTGCACAAATGTTTTCTTTCTCATTTTCATAATCCAAATTTGTAAATCAACATACCATTGATATTTTAATAATTTTCTAAATTTAATTGAATAAATTTTTGATTTTATTTCCGAGTTTAGGCCAACTTGGGAGAATCGATAAATTTTACATTGTTCTCCATATTCTGTATCGGTAAAATTTTCATAATCAACCTCAACTTTATCAAAAACATACATTTCAATTTTCAATTTCTCTCACCATGCTTTCAACTAACGTTTTCATATTTAATCCACTTCTTATCGTTTTACCAAAATTTGAGACGCGTTCTTGATAAAAATTCAAATTATCTTTTAATTTAATAACAGCATCTAACATTGTTTGTCTTTCAGTATTTTTAACAGTTACACCTATTTTATAAGTTTCAACAATATTTCCAATATGTGTTTTCGCTGGAACAATAATTGGGCAATTTGCTGCAAGATATAAAGAAGGCTTAAATGATAAATTATATTTTAAATAATCTTTATATAATCCTTCTTCCCATAATAACCCAATTTGTCCACCAATTTCTTTCACTAAATCTGAGTCATGTTTTTTACCACAATATTTTACGCCATCATTAAAAGTTAAATTATTGATATTGTCTCCATATACTAACATAGGAAAATCTACATCCATTATCCATTTACTCTTTTCCATTGTTAAATTACCTGCAAAGACAATGTCTGAATTTGTGTCATACCATTGTTGATTATCCATGGCGAGAAAATCCCAAATCAATTGTATCTTTACTTTTGTTTTTAGTCCTTGTTTTAAGAGTTTTTTATACATCTCCATGGAGGGAAGTGAAATAATATCAAAGCCATTTAAAATCTCAATGTCACTATCATTTCCATAGAATCTTATAGATTCTAGATCGTGAACAATTGCGCCAATTTTTGCTTTTTTCTTATGAGAAATTTCAATTAATCTCTTTTCATAATCAGCTCCACAATAAGTTGGATACTGTAAGAGAATTATGTCATTTTCCTCAATGTTAGCCAATTCTTCATCAGCTTTCTCAATGTTTACACCTGAAAAACAAGATAATTTTAAAGGTGAATACCCCATGGAGTTTAGTATTTTACAAGTGTCGTTTCTTGCTTTATCAGTCGCCTCATATGAAAATAATTCAAAATATGGCTCTCCATAATATATCATAATACATTTCCCTTTCCAATTTCTGGTAACTCATCCATCAATTTATTTAAATGTCTATCAACTAAATCGTTATAATCTGCAAAACCGCTGTGACCTTTAACTTTTTCAATTCTAAAAAATGGAAAACGTTCTAATTCTTCAATTAATTCTTTCCATTCTTTAGCATTTGCTAATCCACCTTTTTTAGTCCATCCATTTGCTTTCCACTTTTTCCACCATCCAGCTTGTAAACAATTAACAACATATGCTGAATCTAAATATGCTACAACTGGAAATTCTGGGCGCTTAATAGCTCTTAAACCCATCAATAACCCCATAATTTCTTGATTATTATTTGTTTTACCATAACTTGCTTTACCATCTAATTTTTCATTTCCACCTTGTTTTAAGAAAAATGCATAAGCACTTTTATCTGTTTCTTTTATAGTTTCACCTTTTTTAGCAGTTGAACGACAACCACCATCTGAATATAAGTGAATAATGTTATCTTCGTGTCCTTTCGCTTTAAACTGAACTGTCATAAATTTCTCTCCATTTCTTTCTAATTTATTTATAGTTATATTATATCATAAAAAAAGCTTAACGTAAACCGTTAAGCTAAAATATTTTCAAAATCTCTTAACCATTGAGAAGAATCAATCATTTTTTCTAATACTTCTTTTTGCTCTTGAATCGCTAATTTTCTCTTATTTTCATCATCTTTAAGAGATTTTACAACGTTGATAAGATCTTCTTCTTTTTCAACATATCGCCATGGAGAATTAGGAAATAGATTGTGGTAAGAGTCAAAATCGTTGTCAATGAGGACTACAGCATCGCTACTCAAAGTTTCCCAAACCCTCACTGTCAACATTGCATTATTATAAAATTTTTCACCAATAATTAAAGTTGAGAAACTTTTGCTAACCTCTTGCCTAATTTCATTCATTTTCATCTTTTTACCAAACGAAGGAAATGGGCCATCGCTACTTTTAGCTAGTTGTTTTTCTCTAATTGTTCCAAATACGTGGACATCTAATTTTTCTACAATGTTTCCACATAAAAATTCTGCCATTTTTGCAGCACGGTTACCTCCACGGAAAGAACCGTAATAAACTAAATCATACTCTTTTTCAGTTACTTCCTCAATTGGGTTCATTAATGCCACAATACCAGCATAACGCTCAATTGGGAAATGAGTGAATTCAATATCATTGAAAATTTCTTTTTCATATTGTGTTTTCACTTCATCTAAATTTTTTGATTGAGCAATCACTTTAATTGGAGCATTAATCCAAACTTCCTCTTTACTATATCCCCATCCACGTTTTTCAATTGCTGGCCACAATTGTTTAAATGGCAATCGAGCATCTGTTTGTAAAATATTAATTGTTCCATTATATTTTGCTAATAATTTATAATTTTTAATGATTGTTGGATTTTCAACTCCACCAAAAAAGTTTAATGAAGCAGGTAAAACAACAACTTTGTCAAAATTATTAATATTCTCAATTTCCTCAAATGCGACTGCATATTCACCATTTTTATTAGAAGCAATTGTGACTCCATGGCCTAATTGTTCCAACATTTGTTTTAAGTAAACTGTTTCCCCACTTGATACAGTTCGAAAATCTGTAATGTTATTCGCGACATTCAATAATAAAATTTCCATATAATCCTCCTATTTTAAGCCAGTACTTCCAAAACCATCACTAGTTCTTTCGTTACCTGTTTCTGTGACAAAATCTGCAACCATAACTGGAATAATTACTAATTGCGCAATTCTATCATATTTTTCAATTTTAATAACTTCATCTGAAACATTTGTCATAATTGCGTGTACTTGGCCTTTATATCCAGAATCAACAGGAGCATTTTGCGAAACTAATCCTTTTGAAGCTAATCCGGAACGACTCATCATAACTCCCATATATCCATCTGGTAATTCTAATCCAAAACCTAATGGAATTTTTCTAGTTTCGCCTGGCCAAATTAGTAATTCTTCAGTCGAGCGAACATCAGCTCCAGCATCATTATAATGCGCTCTTTTTGGTTGGTAAATTTCTTCATCACTAAACATATTGATTTTAATTTTCATATCTCTTCTCCTTTATACAAACTATCTGCTAAAAAGCAGATAGTTTTTCAATTGTATTTTTTACTTCTTCACCTTTAATAATTCCACGACGGTCACAAATTTCAACTAAACTTAATTTTGGATTTTTATCATATTTTACAGTGTGATATAAATCACTTGCTGAATATAAAAGGTCAACCCCATTAATTCGAATATCTACTTCTTGGTTTTTATCATAAATATCAATTGATTTACGTAATTTCTCTTCATCACGTAAATAATAATGTAATGAAGTAGCGAAATGTGTATATGTTCCAACTGAAACATTTAATCGTTGTGCAACTAATTGTTGTAATGACGTAAAGTAAAATAAGTCATATGGAGTACCAGTCCACAAATCATTAGAGCGCATAATTCCAGTCATATGCAATTCATTATCACGAATTAAAAACTGTAAGGCAATTGTGCACATTTCATCCTTTGTTTCAATGACGTCTCGTCGTGGAATATTAATATTTAAAACTGCTCGACGACTATATTTATCTTTCGATAATAGTTCAACTGCTTTATCGATTTGGTTAAAACCATGTTTATTTTTTAAAATATATCCATATGCACTATTATTATAAATTCCATTATCTGTTAAATGGTTCCATACACGACCAAATTTACTAATAAATTCTACATCATCTTTACCTGCGCCATACCAAACCATTTCACCTAAATAATATGTTAATGAAAAACTATTTCTGCATGAAACAATATTTTCCCATGGATTTTCAATTTGAAAAGCAACATTTGTCAATTCTTTTGTATTGCCAATCTCGTCGCCTTTGTTAACTACTTCTTTAACTAAATGATACCATGCATCATTCACATTTTTAAATTTCAACATTTGTTCAATTCCTCCAATTTTTCTTCGATTAAACCAATAATTTCTTTTAATCTTACTTTTGCAACATCAAATAATAATACATTTTCACGATATTTCAGTGATTCACCAATCATCTTAAATGCAAAATTTGATTTTGACACTAAATCATGATCTTCATCATCTGTATTTCTACCTCTACATTCAATTCGATCAAATAATAATACATCAGACGACGAATAAAGAATAACGTATAATGTATTTTCTGAACTCATTGTGACATTAAATTCATCTAAATTTAATTTTCCTTCACGACCATATAAATTAGGATAAATCATTTCTCCTACTGAAAAACGATCTATAACATGATTTAATGATTCACCTTTTTTACCTTTTAATAAATTTAAGTGTCCTTCCAATGAGTTATCACTATCAGAGCTCATATGATCATATGTCGTTAAATATTTTTCAATAAAATAATGAGAAATTGTGCTTTTTCCACTTGCTTTAGGACCCTCAATAACTAAATTCATAAATACCTCCAATTTAATTTATTTTATAGGTATATTATATCAATAAATAGTGAAAATGTAAACCTTTAAGGCTTACATTTTCTTAATTTCTTTTTTCTTGCATCTAACGACTGTTCCACTATTTAAAAGTGAAACTTCATAATGAAAACCAGTCAATGCTGTATATTTTTGAGGAAAAACTTCTGTAATAATTCCAATTCGGTCTTCAATAATTACTTTTCCATCATTTACATTTACAATTACTGCCATTCCTGATTCTAGTTTTTCTTCCATGTTACCAATTTCCTCCCATGTTTACATGTTTCTTTTCTAAAAATTTTAATACTGCAACTTTTTCTTTTGCACTCAAGCTTTCTAATTTTGATATTGTTTTAGCTTGGTTTAAAATTTCTTGCTCTTTAGATTGATATTGTTTTTTCATTTTTATTTACCTCTTTCTTTTTTTATAATTTTGTTGAAGTTTGTTCTGTAATATGAGCAGCTTGCCAAAATTTATGATTTTCATTTTCTGAATTTTGTAATTGATACATTCCAATGTTGTATGGTGTAATATTTCTATCTAAGATTAAATATACATCACCATCAAATAATACTTTATCTCCTGCGTTTAAATTGAATTTTTCTAAATTTTTCATCATTGTTATTTCCTACTTTCTATTTTGTTTTGTTTATTTATTATATATTTATTATACATTAACTTTTCTATTTTGTAAACAGTTTTTATAAAGTTTTTCCATAAATTTTTCCATTTTTATCAATTATTTCTTCAATTTCCATTATCAATTCAACAGATTGAATTTGTAATTCAATTTCTTCTTCTATAGTTAAAGGTTGTTGCTCGTTCAGCATTTTCTTACCTCTTTTCTATTTGTTTATTTATTATATATTTATTATACATAAAAAATGAGACTTTGTACATAAAAAATTGCACAAAATCTCATTTTTTTAAAATAAATCTAATAGTCTATGATATTGATTAAATTTTCTTGTTTTACCATTTAAGAATGTAATTTCTTGTGGTATTTCTTCATTTTTCTCATTATAGTAAACTGATATTTGATTAATGGATAGATTATATATTTCTTCTCCAAAAATATGGACAACGATATATATATTATAATTATCTTTTATTTTATATGGAGCAAAAACAGTTTGGAATATTTCGTCTTCCTTTGGTTGTAAAGAAAAACCTAATATTGGAAAAATTAAATTTCCACCATTTCTAGCATGAAAAATATATGATTGTTTAAAATGAGTGTCATAAACTAATCTAACATTGTCATCACCATCACAAAGTAGTCTAAACGTCTTAATTAATTCATCTTTTAATTTTGGAATAAAATTTGTATCTCGTGTAAGATACCTGTTTTTATCATCAATAATATATTTTAATGGGCCTTCAATTCTTCTATTCATCGCGTTCACCATTATAATCACTAAAAACTAAAGTGTTGTCTTCCATAACATAATATGAATCAACTGTAAAAGGTTCGTTAATTCCACTCCAATACCATAATTCTTCTACTTCATTCTCATCAGTATATTTTTGTAAATATTCAAGTAATTGCGGAACTTTAACACCATGGTCTTTATCAATATCTAATAGTAAAAAGAGATCATTTTCGCCGTCCATGGAGAGACCAGTAACTGGCAAGTGACATTGTCCATGTGAAGGAGTTAGCGTTTCAATCCATACTTCAGTTTCTTCATTAATTTCACTAACAATTAATAATGATTCAATTAAATCAATTATTTTCTCCACTTTACTATCTTCAATTTTATTATTATCCATTTAAGATACCTCCATTAGAACTCTGAGTTTTCTGCAACATCGGAGCTTTCTTCTGGTAAGCCCAATAAATCATTATTAATATTTAAAACTAATAGTTCATTACTTCCACTTGAAGGTTTAATTGTTGAAGTGTCAAAACCTAATTTATTTAAATGTAAAACAGCTTGAGCTCCATCTTTACAGCTTTTAACCATTCTATCTAATTTTTGAAATTCTTCTACAATTTCACCTCTAGTTTGGCGAATATTATCTTCTGCTTGGTTATAATCTGGAAGTTCATGTAACATTACTGTGTATGATACATCATCCGCAACTGCTTTCTCTAATCCTTTTTTGAGAATTTTATCCTTCATATTACCTGTTGTTACATATAAGCCATATAATTTTGAAGAATATGTTGAATATTCAAAATCAATATCGGACAACATTCCATTTAATTCGCTAATTTTTTCATTTAATTTTTCAATATTAATTTTTGAATATTTAGCTTTAATTCCTTCATACTTAATTTCATCTCTAATTTTGTACAGTGGAGCCAATTTTTTCTCTAAAATTTCTGCTTTCTTAGAATCCAAAAAGTCATACACATCGTATTTTGAATATTTTACTTTTGCCATAATAATTTCCTACTTTCTTTTTTTTCTTTTTTTTTATTTATATTTATATTATATCATAAAAATGGAGAATGTAAACAACATTCTCCACATTTTTTTATTAAAAAACTAAATTTCCATCATCATCAAAGTTAGGATCGAAAGTTGGTGCCTTATCTTCAATTCCACTTTCTGCTAATGTCATCATTTCAAAATCATCTAAAACCACTTGTTCTTTTACTCTTCCATTCCATTCATTTCTACTAGCGTGCCCAACTAAATTTACTACTAATTTTTGTTCAAAGCCCATTTTTTCTAAAAATGAATCAACTAAACCAGCTGGTTGTTTATACATAATAAACTCTAAACCATGGTCGAAAAACGTAACCACAGAACCTCTTTGTGATACACAATTGCGACCAATCACTAAGTTTTTATAACCAAATTTTGGCGCCGCCATGGAGCCACCGAAAATCCACGCATTATCATTAATCATTTTGATTTCCTCAATGTTTGTTTCATTTTCATAGATTTTGTTAACTTCATATGTCACTTGATTTACTTCTGTTTCTAAAGTTCCATTTTGCATTAATTCTTCTAATTTTAGTTCATCAATAATAACACCAAATGCATTATCATGTCCTTGTGCCAATTCAAATAGTTCAGTACTTAAACACCATTGTCTAAATGAAGAAACAGTTTTTTCATGTCCACGAGCTGAACCACTAAATTTCGTTCCTTTTTCTTCAGAAATTAATACAAGTGCTGGTTTATTATATTGAGAAACCAATTTATTAGCAATTAATCCAGTGATTGATCGATATTCGATCTCATCTTCATTGAGGGCCGCGATCACAATGTTTTCATTATAAGGATCCTCAATTTTTTTGAGAACTTTATCAATTTCTTTGTTTTGTCTATTTTTAATTTTTGATAAATTATCCATTAAGATTCCATAGTGAGTCCATGGTTCTTCACGAATTTCAAATTTATTTGTTAGTTTATTTTTTCTTCTCTTTTGAATGATAACTGTTTCATCAGCTGGCCAAAAACCAATTAGCCCTTTCATTAATTCAATTTTTTCATCCATTTTTCCAACACGTGTAACAGCATTAATATATGGAATAATATCAAACGACATATTGATAGGTGCAATTTTTTGGCCTTTTACAATACGGTTTCTTAATGCTTCTACTAACAGTGGATTTTTTAAATTATCTAATCCTTCACGGATAATTAATTGAATTTCTAAATCCGATACATCACTTGCATCACCAATTTGTCCAACTGCTACTAAATCAATAATATCTTTTGAAAATTCATCAGTTCCAAATTCAGCGTCTAAAGTTTGAGCAAATTTATAAACCATTCCTGCTCCAACAAGTTGTTTATTAACACCTTTTGTGTTATAAGATAATTGATTATTTACTAATGCATAACCACTGTATAATGCTTCCAATTCCAAAATTGGTTTTTCATTATCTACTCCATGGTGGTCTAAAATTAATAAGTCAATCCCAGCTTCTAATATTTCTTCTTGTTCTTTAAAATCATTAGAGCCTGCGTCGGGCACAATTAAAAAGTCAATTTTTTGCTCAATGATTTTTTCAACTTCTCCATGGAGTCCATGTCCTTTCTCATCATGAAAAATAAATTTCGCTCCATGGTGTCCCCTCTTAAATAATACACGCGCCATTGCTGCAGCAGAAGTCATTCCATCAGCATCATCATCCACTAAGATTCCAATTGACGAATTTGTTCCAATATGTTTTCGTACTAGATTAGCAGCTTTAAACATATTGAAATATAAACTCGGTTTTGAAATAATTTCATCTTCATGGTCTTTTCCATTTAAAAACATTTCTGGATTAACTCCATGGAGTGCTAACACATCCTCAACGAACGAATTTTTTCCTGGGTTAAACAAATTTTTCTCTGTGAATTCCATCAAATCTCTCCTAAATATATATTCTATTTTTAAATAATTTTAAAAATATTTCTTTTCCTTTATCCGTGGGGCTATCTTTTTCCTCAATGTCGTTTTCCAAATCCCATAAAACTGACACTCTTACATATGGCGCTAATTTTCTCTTAAAAACTCTTAATATTTTTTCAGCATATATTTTCTCTTTTTCTGTTCCAACTTCGCTGAATTCTTTATCAACACCAATAATTACTTCATCTATATTAAGTTCCTTGATTAATTCAAGTTGATATTGTGTTAATGAAGAGCCTGAAACACATACACCAATTGAATGATCTGGTAACATACTATTTAATTGTAAAACACTTTTTTCTGATTCAAACAATATTAATTTTTTATCTTTTTCAATATTTTCTCTGTTTTCATAAAGACCATATAAATTTGCTCCAGTCATATGTTTTAAAACTTTACCGCCATGGAATATTGGCATATATTTTTTACCTTCGTCCACTTCTTTTTTGTTTAAATTACGAGCACGAACTCCAATTAAATTTCCATTTTTATCAAAGTGCGGAATAATTATTTGATTATTCTCAATGGAATATTTAATTCTATATTTTTTCATTGATTCTATAGAAATTCCATCATTTATCCAAAGTTGGTGATAAAATGGATAAAAGTCTTTTAAAATATCCGAGTTTAACTTTATGAAAGTTGGCATTTCTACTCCTTTCATTTTTTCTAATAATTTTTTACCCGGATCTTCTACTTTTTCAAATGTAAAACCAACTTGATAATCATTATCTTGTAAATTATATTTTTTTACTATAAATTTTAAAGCATCTATAAATTCACCATCAATAACTTTTGCGACCATATCGAATATCGACATATGGCCGCAATTTGTCCAACATTGAAATGATTTACTTTCTTTGTAATAAGTCAGTTTATGTTTATGTCCACCATGGCAAATTGTCAACGCATCAATTGTATTTCCTCTTTCAATTGGTTGTCCACCTAATTCCTCAAGAAGATCAAATATGTCTCGATCATTTAACATTTCTACAACTTTTTTAGCGTCCACTTATTTCACCTCTAAAATACTGGAACATTTTCAATTTCTTCTGGCATTGTATCAACACTTTCAAATTCAATTTCAGTTCCATTTATTTCAATTAAATTAAAATCATAATCAGTTACAAACAATACTTCTTCACGCATTGTTCCTAAATTCATTTTTGTCCAAATTACAACATGGTCTAAACCAGCACGATTTTTATAAACCCAGTGAGAAAAATCTGGTGTTTTTTGAACATCTCCACCAAAACCTTGCTGTAAAATATGTTTTAATCCATCTTTTTCTTTTTGTGAAACTTTAAATGTTAAAACACCATAATCAACCTTATCTGCTGTTGCTAAACCTCCACGTAATGAAGACGCATCACGATTTTCAATTTCTTTACTACCTCTATTTAATTGTGTACTACTTTCAAGAAAAATTCCATAACGACCTGCAATTCCTTTTAATGCAGAAGAAAAATGAACTAAAATTTGGTCTTCACGTAATGTTGTTCCAAAATTATCATTCATTGTTTTACTTAATTTTGGTGTCATTTGAACATAGTCAAATGCAACATATTGTACATTTTCTTTGACAATATATTCTTCAATTTTCATTTCAATATCACTAATTGAGAAGTCCTCAATGTAAGTCATGAACAAAGGTGCTTTCTTCAAAATCTCAATGGCTTCTTCTAATCTCTTACGAGTTGCTGCGTCATAATTTCCATTTTTAATATCAGAATCTGGAATACCAGTCAAATATGCTAACATAATTGTTTGTAATTCCTCTTGTTCAATTTCGGTAGATATGAACAACGCGGGAAACGAAGGACCCAAGCTTTTCCAACCTAATCCTGTTACCCAAATTTTTTCACAAGCAATTGATACCATATCTCTTATAGCTTGACGAGTTTTACCAGTTCCCGTTGCACCCGATCTCAACATAAACTTCTCTTTACGCATTCCACGAAAAAGTGTATTATACATTAAATTCTGAAATGGAAAACCTAAATCTGGATTCTCAACTAAACGATCTAAAAGTCCATCTAAATCATCACCAGCTTTAAAGTCTTTAACTTTTCCATCATCAACATTCCACTCGTTGCGAATTTCAATTGCTTTTTGTGTAAAATGTTCAATAATTTCATTAATACTTGTATTTTCTAATACTTTATTACTTTCTGTTAATGCTCCTAAGTCATTGCTATCATATTCATAAATATCTGAAACATCAATACCGTTTTCAACATAATTTCTCAATAAACTAAATTTTTTAATTGTTTCATAATCTTTATTTGCAATTTGAGTATTTGAAACTTGTTTTGCATTATTTAAATATTCAACACCATTATTTTCTTCCCAAACTCGATAATAATTTGGATATTTTGCAAGATAATTATCTACATCAATTGGACTAATATCACTAATATTATCTCTATTACTAAAAATAATGTTATTTAATGCTGCATATACAATTTTATGAAATGATTGAACAAAATCACGATCACCTAAAATAATTTCAGGTGCTTTCAAAATATCAGGTGATTTCATTACAGAGCCAAAAAAATTGTAAATCGCTCTTGTCGGATTTAATGTTAACTCCATGGTGCTCATAATTTAATATCCTCCAAATCAATCATTTTCTTTTTCATTTTTTCATCTCTATCATAAGAGTTAAAATTTTTACGAACCGTTGTCTTCGTTGTGACCACTTGTTTACCTTCCATTTCTTTGGCTTTTTTCACTTGGTCATCATGATAACGAATTGCTTCATCAATAACATATGGAACTAATCCTAATCCATATTTTGGACTAAATTTTACATGTTGAACATAGTTTGCATATAATAATGCTTTACGAATATTTTCATATGAATATTTTCTCTGTTCTTTGAATTGTTTAATTTGACGAAGCATCAAACCATTTGGAAATGGAATTTGATATAATTCAGAAATTAAACTATATAACAATTGACGATCGTCATCATTTTTCTTTTCAATTTCTGCACATTGTGGACAATAATTTTTATTTTTATATTTTACTAACATATCTTTTTCCCATTTTTTCCCAATACTCTCACATGCTTCACCATAACATTTGACTAATCTTGCCATTCACTCAACTCCTTATAAAATTTTATAATTATATTATATCACTATATCGTCTAAATGTAAACTAATGTCTAAATCTTTTTTATAAGTGTCTTTAAGCATAGAAGTAACATAAACTAATTTCTTATAAGCAAAAATTTGTTTATTTAACCGTTTGCATTCTTTAACACAGTCCATTTTTGAAATTTTATCATTGTTTTCTTGTTCAATTTTTCTTTTTTTCATATCTTCATACTCTTTTGATAAACAACTAATTTGGAATAAATAATCTGCAATACGTTCATCAAAATCTTTAATTTGATTTTTTGCATTCCAATAGATAGCTTTGTCTCCAGGTTCTCCAATATTGTGTTTATTGAAAAATGCTTCTAATTGCTCTTGTGTTACTTCTTTTCCTCCAATATATTCCATTTCAAATTCCTCCTTTAAATATATTCATATGATAATTTGTCTAACCATGACATCATTTGTTTTTCAACTGTCACATCATTACCAACTTCTTCATTTACTTTAATAATACCTAATACGTGAGAGCAAGCTTCTTCATATGCTGCTTCACATGAAAATGGATTTTTAATTGGCTCAATAAAAATTCCATCTTCGATAAAGTTAAATGGATTATCTTCAATTTTTTTCATTATAATTCCTACTTTCTTTTATTTATTTATATATTTATTATATACTAAAAATGGGCATTTGTAAACAGTTTTTTTTTACAAAATGCCCATTTATTTTAAACTTCAGATTTTGGAACATTTTCAATATCATTCTTCTCATGATTTTTTTCGTTCCAAACTCTTTCTCTCATATCATTATAATTTTTTTGATTATTATATTCGTCTCTATAATACATCATTCTTGAACCAAAGAAAATATTTGCTCCAAGAAAAATGAAAAGTAGAACAATTAATACAATAAACATATTATTACTATAATATTGTTCTTTTCCATTATACTTCATATTTATTATCTCCTATTTTGGTTTAAAGAAGATCTTTCGTTGCTCCATTTTTTGATATTTATCAATATAGATAACCCCATTTGTTCCATCCATTGTAATTTCAAAAAGCGGTGCTCCTTTTGGTTTTGCTGACATAATAGCTTTACTATTTTTTAGTGTTTTACAAGACCATACGCAAAACACTTCTTCTTTATTACAACTAACCATTTCTGCTACTTTTTCAGCAGCTAATTTTAAAAACGCTTCATGTTCCATTTATGTTCCTCCTATACTGAATAACTAACTGCAGTTTCTAATTCTAGTTTACCATCTTTGCCGATATAAGCTAAAGATATAGTGTAAACTTCACAACCTGGGTTATCATAAGCTAACGACCAGGTAAGCGTAAAAGTTTTCCTCTTATCTTTATCAGCTAAATCTTTTAGCTCTTCGAAAGCTGGATAATACATATCTCCATTTAATTCATCTAATAATTCTCTTGCTTTTTCTAACATAAGGTGTCCTCCTATTAAATAAAATTCATATTTTAAACATTAAAATAAGCTGTATAAATGTGGTGTTGTGCCGTATGTGTCCTCGTCAATCCTGGTTTTTAATAACCATTTTTTATACAAAACTTCCATACGGTCTTCAGAGAATTCCTCTGAGGCAAAACCAGAGCCATTTTTTACGAGATTCGCCACGAATTTCTTATATGCATATTGCGCATTAGGTGCCATTGAGACGTATGCATCATATTTGATAATTAATGAAATAAAGTCATTGTCTACATCTCTAGCTCCTAATCCATTAATGGAACAATAATGGTGAATTAATTCGTGGCGTAAAATAGCTAAAACTGTCTCCCTTTTTAATTGATAAATTAAGTGGAGTGAGATAACTAAATTTTTATCCTCAGGATAATAAAGTCCTAAATTTTCATACATGAATTGTTCTGTAATTGTCAACCGAGGCTCTTTCACATTGAGAATTTCTTTGCAAAAATGGGTGACATAGTTTTGTACTTCTAATGGTGTAATTTCAGACAAATTCCATGTGAATCGAATTTTTATTTGTGTGTTTGTAGTTTCTCTGAATTCCATTACTAAAGAATAACCCTCGATATAGAAGCTTAAATCTCTGAAAGTTCTTAAACCCTCATTGGAATCGAACTGACACCATTCAATCAATTCTTTCTTAATGGTTTTGAATTTTTCTTGTGGTGTAGCGTTGGTGCGCTTTTTATTATTAAAATTCTCTTTAAACTTTTTTAAATTATAATCATTAATCAACATACTTTTTTACTTTTCCTAATAAAGTATTTGACAGAAAAAATAATGATAAAATGATCAAGAATAGTCCTTGAACATTAAGATAAACCCCAAATACCAATGAGAATCCATAAGCAAAAATCGCAGCAACGATCCACATAACAAAAACCTTATATCCTAAAAGTAAAATTACAAAAAACAAACTGATTAAAAAATCTTTCATAAATTCTCAACTCCAATATTTCGTAAGTCAATTAACCAATCGACTCCTCCTAAAACATACGCAATCATTGTTAAACAGATTGCAATTGCAATAAACGATAAGCAAATATATAAATGTATATTTATTTTATAATCATATTTAAAAAACATTGAAGCAATCATCGCTGCAAATAAGTATGATACAAAAAAGAAAAATACGATAAAACCTAAATATACACAGATTGTTAAAAACGCACCTGCAATAGGTCCTAACATTAGAATTCCACCTTTCTACCATTATTCAATTTATTAATACTTTTCGTAAGTTCATCTTGTTCTTTTGGTGATAAAGTTGAACCTACATTAATTTTTACATTATTTTTAACTCGTTTTAAAATTTGATCTTTTAAATATAATGCTTGTTGCACTTTATCATCATCAAATTTTGTAAAAGTATCATATAAAATAGTCACATCATCTGCTGCTAAACCGTCAAGACAGCTTGAGCTCATTGAAATAAATATTTCTTTCATTGGTCCTTTTGCTTTTGTACTGTGGAATATACCAAAATTAGTAGGAACGTGTTCAATTACGTTTCCTTTAAATGTAGCATTTGTAATTCTGCGATCACATACACGATTTAATTTTTCAATCGCTTCTTTCATTTTAATTTCAGCTGCACGTGAAGAACCAACAAAATAAATATGCACACGCGGTTTTAAATCAAGAGCAATTTTTTCAGAAATTGAATCCAACAGTTCACGCTGTTCTACTCCATGGAGTTTTTGTTTTAACTCTTTAACAGCAGTTAAAATAGCTTCTTTCTCTTCATTAGTAAAATCCATTGTAATTTCTCCCATTCTTCTTTTTTTTTTATTTCATATTTATATTATATCAAATTCTTTTTATTTTGTAAACAAAAAAGAGAGAAATTAATCTCTCTTTATGAATTATTTAATTGTAATATTTAATTGTTTTGCTTTTTTCTTAATTTCTTCAAGAGCTGCAGCTAATAATTCAACTTGACTTTCATCAGCGTCTGTAATTTTATTTCCAATACCAAAAATATCAGCACTAATTTTGTTTAAAACATCTAATTTTTTAGCTTCATTAAATGCAGCTCCATATTTCATTACTTCAGCTCGAATTGCGTTAAAATCTAATTCTTGTTTAACTTTACGTTCTTCAGATTTTTTAGTATCTTTTTTATCTACTGTTCCTAAAGCTGCTTCAACTGCTTTCATATAGCTGTCTGCGCTTAATTTCACAATTGGTACAATATTTTTAAATGTCGAACCAGCCATCCATTGTAATGTATCACGTAAATAAAGTACGCGTTGTTCTTCACCAGTTGAAACATCTAATGTTGTATTTGCAAATAAAATATTGTCAACCATTCGGTTAATTGGAGCAAAAACTTTATCTTTTAAATCTGGCATATATTTTTGGAATTCATAAACTTCCAAATTAGCGCCGTCTTCACCTTTTACAGTTTTTAGTTCGACTTGAGCACCTTCTAAATCTGATTTTAAAACACCAGACGCTGGAATTTGTACCATTTGTTCAGTTGCGTGTGCGATAAAACATGGAACAAAACCTGCTTCACCAATCATATTTAAACCAGATTTCCACATGTTTTTCAAATCTGTCCAGTCTTTACCCCATAAATCATTTCGTTCTCCAACTGTACTTTCTTTATATTTTGCCGCAACAAATTTTTCTAGCATATTATATAAATTTTCAACAGTGTCAACAATAATAACATCATATAATTCTTTCGCTTTTGGTTGTTTTAATTGTCCCATAACTTGTAAATAATCAACCCATGAAGTGATTCGAATTACATTAGCACCAGCTAAAGTTTTGTGACGATCTTCAGTTGCTAAAAATAAACCACGTTCTTTGTACAAATCATAAGCTAATGTTGTTTTACCAATTTTTGGAACACCATAGATAAATGTTGAATAATCCGCTGGGTTAACACTCACTTTTACAGGTTCCACATTAAAAATATCAATCATAATTAAATTCCTACTTTCTTTTTTTCTTTTTACTTTTATATTATATCAATTAAAGTACATTTTGTAAACTATTATATCAGATTTTTTCGCATTGCTTCTGCGACTAATTCCATAAGACGAGTTTCTGACACGTCTCCATGGAGTTGCAATTCATCCACAATGGACTCACATAAAGTTTCGCGGAAACGAATTAAATCATTATCACCATGGATTTCCATCATTTCGTCAATTGGATACATGATCATTTTTAACGCGATAGCTTGTTGGTGATATGCTTCGCTTAATTTTCTAGATAATTCCATACGACCATGTGCTGCTGAACCTAATTCCAATATTTTTGAATAATCATTTCCATAGTCTGTGAAATTATTTTTTAATAATTTCAATAAATCTTTATTTTTTTCTTCATTTAAATATTTTTCAAAAATTGCAATTTTTTTACTTGCGCTTTGAAATAGTTCAAAACCTGCTTTATAACTATCAATAAATCTTTTTTCCATTAGAATTTGCTCCAATCAATTAAATTAATATCATCACTTGTAATTTCACGATTTAATAATTGTTCGCTATCAATTTTGTCTTGTAATTTTTCAATTAATTTATTAGCTAATCGTTTTACAAAAGGAATTTCTAAAGCGTCCCAATCAATTTGTTCAAAGCAAGGTGAATCAGGATCAGCAATAATATTATTATTTTCATCCATTTTTGTAAATAGCCCAACTTCAACCATTCCCATTAAATTGTTTCTTTCACCTAATGCTTTATTTTTATTATTAATATCACTACGTAATGTTTGAGCAAAATCACAAATTTTCATAAATGCCTCAACTTGCTCAATCATCACATTATATGTTTGTTCTAAAATAATAACTTTTTCTAAATCAGTTTGTGCATCTTCAACTTTATCAATAATTGACATTTTTGATTCTTTAATAAATTTTTTTAAAGATTCTTCCAATGTTAATTTTTCTTCTTCCATACATATTTCTCCTTTTTAAAAAATTCTAGAGGAGACTCATCTCCTCTAGATCGACATGAGCACCGAAGTGTTGTCTATTTTATTAAAATGCTGGTGTTCCACCATTTGCAAATGGGTCTTCATTATTTACTGGTGCATTTGTAAATGCGCTTGCCATTGGGTCACTTGTCTGTGTACCTGTTGTTCCAAAACCAGAAGCTGTTGGTTGTGGAGCTGCAGAAGCATTTTGTTGTAATTCTTGTAATACAAGTTCACGATTTTTATCAGCTTGTGCAATATCTTCCATTGAGTAATTATTAACACCATCTTGATATGGTAAATCGCCACCGATAATTTCTAAATTATTTGTATAATCTTTCACAATAGTATCTTCAACAACTTCAGTTGAACCAAAACCATGGCTAACTTGTGGTGTTTCTTCTTTACTTACTGTAGAATAATTATTAATTTTCATTGTAATTTTACCAGTACTATTTGGCGCATACATAGTTTGGAATTGCTGACCTAATTCACCATTAATAATTAAGTTTTGTAATGGAATAATTGTTGAATTATATCCAACTGTGAATGCATCAACAATTAAATTTCCTGTTGGAATTTGTTCCGCATCAATTTCTGGTGTCATACCTTTAACAACCATTTCAACTGTTGCAATTGCTTTATCTGGTGTTTGATCACCTTCATCCAATCGATTACAAAATAGAGCTTTCATTTCATTAAATGAAACTAAATTTCCAGAACGTGAGTAATATTCTTGCAATCCGATTGAACCTGTAATTTTTACACGATCGCCAGATTTCCATTCATCTTTAACAGTTTTATAACCTTTATAAAGTCCTGATACTTCACCTTTTTTATTAAGTTTCATTGAAAATACTTTCACTTTAATATTATGAATACGTTCAGCACTTTCTTTAACTTCAATTAAAATGTGACCCATAATCATTTCTTTACCTGTTTTTTGACTTGTTTTTTCTTCAAGCTCAACTTTTTTAACTGTTCCTACTACCTCGATTGCATTTGCTGCTTCACGCAATGAATTTGCTGCCATAATTAAATTCCTACTTTCTTTTCTTTTATATTATTTTTAATGATTTTCATTAATCATTATTTATATTTATATTATATCAACTATTTTAATTTTTGTAAACTTATTTTTTACGTTTTTTCAAAGCTTTTTTAATTTTATTATTTTTTACACGTTCGTGACGGCTCACAACTTTTTTATTTTTTAAAGGCACTCGAATAATTTCGCCTTTATCATTTTTATGCAATGAAAAATTCAACTTTTCTTTTTCAATTTTACCTGTTTTTATCATCTTTGAATGCCTCCGAAAATTTTTGCATATTTTTTTCAATATCTTCCGTGGTTACTCCACCATAATAATTTTTATACCTTTGTAACTCAACGTCTCCACCATAAATTACTGATTCATCCAATACTTTAATTAGATAAAAATTAACTTTTTTCACCATGGAGCCTTCAAAAATATCGTCTACAAATTCTATGTCAAATAAATCATAGCCTTCAACTTTTGGTACAATATTTTTTAAAATTGCTTCAGCAATATCTCCACTATATAAAATGGTTTTACCGTTTAAATTGTTTAGACCACTTTTAATGCATTCAATAAATTCGAAGTCCAAACTCATTGAGATTTTCAAAAATCCTCTTTCAAACGAAGGAAAACTTTCACATTGTTCTTCATCATCGTTTTTCTCTTGATTTGCATCACTATTTGAGGTTTTTTCTGAAAAACCTTCAATATCGTTTTTTAATTCGATAAGTGATTTTTTGAGTTCTTTAGAGTCAAAACGGGCTGATTGAATCTCATTTTTTAATTCTCTTATTTTATTGTTAATCATGGTCACTTCCGCTTCCATGATTAACTCTGCATTATTCTTTGGCCTAATTTTTTCAAAAAAATCAATAATTGATTTAAACATTGAATTCACCTACTAAATCTTTTGGCTTACCACCTAAATGTGCAAATAATTCTTCTGTAGCGCCTTTTTCATATAAGCATAAATAAAATTTAGCTGGATTATCAATTCCAGAACGTTTAAAAAACATTTGACCATTAAAATATTCAATATTAGCCCAACGCATTGCTTCACCTAAAATTGGTTTCGATTTTAATTCATTTAAGCAGAAATTTTTACGCCGATTTTCTAAAATTTCATCCAATGTACTTTCTTTAATTTTTTCAGCTTTGCTTTGTTCAGCAATATCATAAAGATAATCAAATTCACCATTTTCAAATTTTTCTTTTCGAATTTTTTCATCTTCTTTTTTCTTTTTAGCATTTTTTGCTGCTTGAACTTTTAACATATAAACAATACGTGTTAATTCTTCAATTAAATCGACTTTAAGATTTTTACTATCTGCATCTAAAATTTCCATAACGTTTTGCATGAAAAATGCTGTTTCTGGACAAGCTTCTTCTGCTAATTCTTTCATGTAAATTTTACCCGGATAATATTTTAACATTAATTCATTTAGTGCGATTGTTTTAATTTCAGGATATTTGATAAAATCACGAATTAATTTATTTGCTTTTTTCAAACGTGCTTCATCTTTAATCATTGGCGGCAACAAATGTAAATGAGTGTGACAACGATCACAAACTCCCATTAAATCTTTACGTAATTCTTCCCCAATTCTTGCATAACTAGTATGGTGAACTTGTGTTGACGGAAATTTGTGACATAATTCACAAATTGGATACATTTCTAAATATCTAGAACTCTTTTCTAACCATTCGGAACCGTTAATATATTCATTATATTTCATGAAACCATTTCCTTTCAATTTTATAATTATATTATATCAAAAAAGAGTAGTTTTGTAAACTACTCTTGTGATTTGGCTTTTTCTTTTCGGTTATTAATTTTCTCTTTTATTTTAGGATCAGTACAATCATATTTGTTACCAACCTTCATGATCTTTTTAGCGATTCTTGGGATTGTTGTTTGGTAAAGTCCATGGTATTTAATACCAAACTCATCACTAATTTCTTGTAATTTCCACCCATCTTGTAAACACTTAAAAATTTCCAATTCCTCTTGAGTTAAATTAGCTTTTTTAACTGTTTCAATAAAGTCTTGCCAAACACACCACATATCTTCATTCTCTGACACATTTGGCTTACTAAATGTTAGTAAATATTTAACTGTTTTAAAGTCTGTAAAATCAAAAATGTCTAAATCTGGAATATGTGATTCTTTAAAATTAGTGTTGTAGCCCCATACACCGAGCAACATATCTTTTGCATCAACCATATCTTGTTTTACTAAATATTTTTGTCTTGTGTATATTGCCCATTTTTTATCTTGCGGTTCACTAAGCTTTTTGTCAATGGCATTAAGCATTAGTTGATATTCTCTTAAAATTTCGCCAACTTTGTCATTACGTTTTAAATCCTCAACTGTAATTGTTTGAACTTTTAATTTTCGGCTGTTTTGTTTTTTAGCTAATAAAGCGTGGACAACATTTTCAGAATCAACAATATTTTCTTGTCCGTTGCTATTATTTACATTAATTTTTTCACGATCTAAATATTTTTGCATTGTTTGATTATGGAAAATATATGTTTTTTGTTCTGCTTTATCTAAAGCAATAGATTCATCACTATTTAATAAATATGTTGCCATTCTTTCTAAGTATTTAAAAATATCAACGTCTTCACTTGTTGCTTCATTTGCATTAATACTTACTTTATAATATTTTGATAAATATTCAACAAAATAATTAGTTGAATCAATAATATCGTTTACTTGTTTTGATCTGTCTTTTAATGTTTTTACACTTCTATCTAATTTACCCAAACTATTCAATGTTTTTCCATCAATTTGACCAAAAAACATTGTGTTTTCTGCGTATCCTGCCATTATAATCTCTCCTACGTTTTCTTTCTCTTATATATGTTTATATTATATCAAAAAAGAGACGTTATGTAAACGTCTCACATTATTTATTTTAATTTTTTCAATTCATTCGGTCTAAAGCCAGTGATATATTGATCATTTTCGCCATTTTCAAAAACAACGCGTGTCACTGGAACTGTTTGAAAGCCTAAAAGTGTTAATCTTAATCTTTCTGGTTGATTTTCGTCAATGTTAATATATCGATATTCAATACCTTCTTTTTCTAACACTTTACAAGTCATTTTACATTGAGGACAATTAGTGCGTCCATAAACCACGATTCTATTAATTTCCATATATTAAGCCTCCATAAATAATTTCATTTTATTATACATAGCTCCGAAATATAATGTGAAATTATTTCCATTATATTCAAATGGAATAAAAATATCACATTCCCAACCATTTGTTGTCATTTCACTTAAGTCTACTTCATAATCACCTAAACTATTGATAAAATGAATAATATCCATGGCACTTTCTCCAGCTCTTTCTTCATTTAAATCAATTTCTTCAATATATTTTTGACTATTTAAAAATAAAACGATTGCGTCTCTTAAACCTTCATTCAATTCCATAACATTCTTCCTTTCAATAAAAACTCCATGTCTCCATGGAGTTCTGTATTTTTCTCTTATTTTTCTTTTAATTATTTATTTTTCTTTTTACGAGCTTCAGCCCATGGAGAATGAAATGCTCCAATCATTGAATTCATTAAATACATTGCATAAGTTGCGAATAATACCCAGTTAGCGTCTCCATGGTATGCAGTAACACCCCATAATAATAAGCTCATAATACCTTGGAAATTCCAGAAAAAGTATTGAGTTGAGTATTTTGCTAGCATTAATCCAGAACCAATGAAACCGATTGTTGCTCCGAAAGCGTCTAACATAGGTCGTGGAGTGTGTAACCAAAATGCATCCATTGAGTACATTAATCCAAAACCAATGATTCCAATTACTAAAATAATTTTTAAAGCATTGAAGTCAAATGTTTTAATTTTTGCTGCTGTCCAACGGTGACCAAAGATAATTACTGGAATATCTAATGCTAATAAATATGCTAGCTGCATAACTGCATCAGCTGGGTTACCAGCGTGAATTGCCATACCACCAATACCAACAGCAGAAATAAAACCAAGCAATCCATTAATACGCTTACCATTTGTAATTGCTAATACACATGTATATCCAATTAATCCAGATACGATTGAAATAATATTTGTAATTGCAAAACCATGTGGAATACCTGTTCCAACAATAATCGCAAAACCAATTAACCATGCAATTTTTGTAATTGGCATCCAACCAGTTAAACCTTCTTTATAATATTGTAATGTGAATAATTCTTTAATATTTCCTAAAATCTCTTTTTTCGTAATTCCTTTTAAAGCTGCAAACATAAAATAATTTCCTACTTTCTTCTATTTTTTATTTTGGTTTTTAATATGTTTTTTCAGTTTTTCAACTGTATCTAATTTTTCATCATATAATAAAGCTAAATTATGATATTCTAACATACCATTCATTAGGATTTGCACTTTATTATATAATTTAATTGCTACGTCTTTTGGCTGTGCTTCATAAATATTACAATATGCTAAAACTGCTTCATTAAATGTTAATGCGCGAATTTCAACTAATTTTGCCACAATCTGTGATAAAACTTCTTGTTGATCTTCTTTATTATTAGCAAAATCATATTGTTTAGCATCAATTTTAATAACTGGCGTTAAATCAAAATTTTCAATCCACTTATCATAAAACTGGGAATGTAATTTGAAATATTCATACAATTCGTCGCCTTTATTTACTTTTTCAAATTCACGTGCTCTTTTGTTAATATGTTCAATTTCTGTTTCAAAATCAACATCAATGTACACTAATAAATCTGGTAATTTTTTAGGTAAACATGCTAATTCTTTCATCATTCTATCTAATAATTTATGATATGCTTCATGCTCAAAATCATTTACATATCCTTCATAATGTAATTGGTCAAGAAAAATTGAATCTTCTAAAATAGAGCGATCTAATACAGAATTATCTTTCATTAATGCTTGTTGAATTAATTCAAACCGGCGACTAATCATATCGATTTGAAATACAAAACCATATTTTCCACGGTCTTCATAAAATTTTTCTAATAATGGATTTTCTTCAATTGGTTCATATACTGCTTTTGTTTCAAGTACATCTGATAATAATTTAGTGATTGTACTTTTTCCAGCTCCAATTTTCCCAGCTGCTGTAATCAACATTAGTTTCCTCTCTTTCAATCATTTATTTAATTATATTATATCAACTCCATGGAATTTTGTAAACTCCATGGAGCAAATATTTTTTAATTTTTAACGATAATTTCCTGAGAAAGGAATTTTTTCCTGAGTAGTAAAATTATAATCTTTTACTTGTTGTAAATCAGTAAAATATGCTTGAGCAACTTCTGTTACCATTAAATTAACCATAATTTCATGGTTTTCTTTATGGAATAAGAAAACTGGTTTTCCAATAGCATATGCATATCCAATTTCTGCTGCTGTTCCACTATCCATATCTTGACCATCAAAATCAACAATTGCGACCACAATATCTGCTTCACGAACATTTTTATAATCATTCATAGCTACGGCGTAAGCCCATGGAGCTGTAAACTCTTCTAAATCTCCATCGTTCATTTGGTGTTCCATTGGAACGAATACACTTTCAATTGATTTGTTTTCATTTAACGCGCCATGGAGTTCATTAACAATCTCAATTTGTTTATCACTAAAGAATGGGCCAGCTAAATATACTTTCCGCCGTGGATTATATGGCTCGACATCTGTTGCATATACCCAAATTTTACTACCGTCTTTATATTGTACACGATATGGCATTTCTGAATCTAAATCATCAACTTCGATAATTTGACCAATTTTTGTTTCATTTTCATTGTATTTTACTACTACTTTTTGTCCTTCTTTTAAGAATTCCATTTAAATATCCTCCAACTTTCTATCAATTTCTTTTAATTCTTTTTGATATGATTTAATTAAAGATTTTACAATTTTAAATTTTTCTTTAGATTCATCATCGTTTTTATTTTTATAAATTTGTATGATATTAGTTAAAAATGACAATGATCTTTCAACGTGCATTTTTCTATCATTTAAAATTTGTTTCATGATAATCCCTCAATTTTCTCTTGTAAAATATCAATTGTATCACAAATATAAATATGTTTTGCTAATTTTTTATTTTCATAACTAAAGCCTTCATGAATGAAAGTGTATAATTGTGAAGCTAATCCATTGTAGAAACCATCTTCATTAAGGATAAAAATTGGTCTCCATGGAGTGATATTAATCATCATTTCACAAAGTAATTGTGCGAATTCCTCAAGAGTACCTGTGCCGCCAGGTAAGATTACATATGCATCCGCCAAATCAATTAATTTTCTCTTACGATCATCCATATTGTCAACTTCAATAAAAAAGTCAATATCGTAAAGTGGTTTCTCATCTTCAAAATGTCCCTTTGGATAAACACCAGTTACTTTTCCACCATATTTTTTAACAGATTTTGCAACTGTTCCCATTAATCCTGAAACAGAACCACCATAAATTAACATATGATCATTTAATGCTAATGTTTTACCTAATTTTTTAGCATTAGTTTTGTGCATTTTATTTTTTCCAAATCTTGAACCCATAAAAACTGCTACATTCATTATTTTACACATCTCTTCTTTCTATTGTTTATTTTTATATTATATCAAATTTGAGGATATTTGTAAACTCCATGGACCATTTTATTAAAATACTTTTTATAGATATTTTTTTATTTCCTCAATTTCATCAATTAAATCATTGAGTTCTTTTTCATCTAAATGGATACGTTCTTTTCCAATTTTAATTTCGATTTTTCCATGGACTTCGTTATCTACCGACAACTGAATGAATTTCCCATTTTCGTTAATTACTTTAAGAGGATCCGGAACAATACGACAATAATCATCGTTTTTACCAATCATAATCATTTCGCCATGGACTACTTTAGGCAAAGCAATGATTTTCAATTTTGCATTCATAACCTCTTTATTATTTAATTCTGATCGATTATTAAAAGGAATTAACTTATAAAAAGTATTATCATCATTTGGAGCTTTTGAAACAATGTATTTCTGACTATTTTCAATAGACATCAAAATATCATTTTCTTCATACCAATTCTTCATCTTTTATCTCCATATCCTTTTTTAAAATTTTAATTAAATCAATACATGCTTCCTTATTTAAACTAACTTTATCCACATAGCAAATTTCGTCGCTTTCTGTCATTTGAAATTGTACAATATGCTCTCCATCTAAGTTCGTGCTTTTATCAATAAAAAATTTGTCACCATATTCACAATCAATCATTTTTTCTGTCATATTTATTTCCTTTCTTATAATTAGAAATTATTAACTTCTAAATTTTTTTCTGCTAAATAATTGAATACCATATTTTTGTTCTTTTTAGTGATAAAACATCCACGGCGACCTAATTTAACTAATTCCATTTTTGCAGCTGCATCATCTTTTTCAATTAATTTTTTAATATTATTACGTTGGACAAAATTTAAAATAATTGTTAAAATTACAATGAGTGTAAACATTTTTATCTCTTCTTTCTTTTTTTTTTTATTATTATTTATATTTATATTATACCAACGATTTACTATTTTGTAAACCGTTGGCTCCATTTTTTTTACCAGTTTAAATGTGGTGGTTCACCAAATGTGGCATTAAATTCAACGATTAATTTACGAGATTCTTCATATTTAGCGCTCATAACATCTCCAATTTCATCATATAATTTAATGTTATTTGCTGCAAAAGCTTTGTCTAAATCTTCATATAATTTACCAGCTTCTTTTCTTAATTCGTTGATTTTGTTTTCCATCATTTGTTTTTTGTTTTCCATTGTCATTTCCTACTTTCTTTTGTTTATTTATTATATATTTATTATACATTAGAAATGCCAATTTGTAAACAGTTTTTACCAACTTTTTGAATAAAATTTATTTTTTATTTTAAAATAGTGCTTCCGAAAGGTTATAAGGTCAACCTTTCGAAAACACAAATTTTTATCGGTGTTCAATTATTTCGGATAATCCGCTGGCTGTGTTTTCTCCGTCAATTTTTGCTTCCAGTGCACTAAACAGCGTCGCTTTTTTATCTGGTGATAAATTTTTCAATGCCCATTCGCTTAATTTTCCATTTTGTAATAAATAATTAAACTCTCTTTTCATAATAGCTTCATAATCGCAATTAATCATAAGAGGACTCCTTTCTTAATCAAAACTTTCTTCAAATTTGTCTTCACGTACACGAACAAAAGTAGGAAAACGAAGTGACTCTTTTCCATTTTTATCCTCCGTGGAGCGGAAATATTTTACTTCAACAATCTTTCCAATGATTTCATTTGGATTGTTCCACCATTTTACTCTTAAATCTTCAGTGATTCCGCCAACACCGATCTCATTTTCTTTATATTTCACAATGAGAGCTCCAACTTTACCACCGCGGACATGCTCTTTTAAGTCGACTACTTCCAAGTCCATGGTGTTGAACTCTTTTATCTTTTGTAACCATTTTTGTTTACCTTTTTTATAAATTGAATTACCAGTGCAAATCATTAATCCTTCTAATCCTAATCGAATTTTATCATTTGCTGCTTCCATAATTCGTTCAATATTTTCAGTGAAAGCATAAACAGGAACGACACAGACATTTTTATATGTTTCTCCATATGGTTGATATTCCTCAACACATGATTGAGCAATTGAGAGTCTATCAACATAAACCATGTCACTCTTTCCATTTTCAAAATCCTCAATGGGAATTACATCAAATACTACGTGTTGTAACATTGTCTTTTCATCGTTTTTCTTACTGTTTGTAATACCATTTGAATAACGGAATAATTCTCCATGGTCTAAATTATTATAATTTTTCGCAATTAATTCACCTTGATAAACATATCCAAAAGGTAGAATATGACGATAATAATTGAGAATATGGTCAAAACCTTCCATAATAGCGCCACTTCTTGAAAGCATATAAGTTTTCTCTTCTAAATTAAAAACTGTTGCACTATTGCCATCAATTTTTAATGATACAATTTGTGGTCCTTCAAATGAACCTTCAAATAATTGTCCTTTTTGTAATTTAAAAACTGGAATTAATTTTGGCCATACTTTATTAACTGAATTCGCACTAATTCCAATTGGCATATCTTTTACAACTAAAGATTCCAAAAATTGACGTTCCTTCATATCGTCAGTTGATTCAATAATAGATTTTACAAAAATTAAATCTTGATCTTTTCCAGTATTATTTTCATGTAAATATTCCATTATTGAAGCTACTCTATGGTTCTCATCAGGAATTTCAACTGTTTTTGAAATTTCTAATTCTTTGCTCATTTTCTTTTTACTAATTCCAGTAACAATTCGTGGATTATATAAAAAATTTAAAATCTCTGGTAATAATGTTGCATCTTTATGTTTTTTCAATACTTCAACTTTTTCTTTACCTTTTGCGAAACTAACTTCTTCTAAAATTTCAAACCATTTCATTAATAATTTCCTCTTTTCATTTTATAATATTTTTATAATTTATCTTTAACTTGTCTAAATGCTTCTTTTACTTTCTTATTAAGCACATCTAATCTACGATTTTCAACACTAATTTCTTTTTCTAATTTTGCAATTTTTATTTTTTGTTCAGCTCTAATTTTAACAGTTTCTAAATATAATTCTATTAAATGTTGGTCTTCACTCATAAAGCATTGTTCTTCATATTTTTTAGCATCTTTTTCTAATTTTTCTGTCATAAAATCTTGCATATTTATTTAACTCCTTCTTTAAAATCATTTTCGTCTCTTTTTGAAATTGCTAACTCAATTTGGTCACCAAACATGTAGTTAATTGTTGGAACACCTTTAAATCGTGGGTCAAACGGATTTTGAACAAAAAGTCCTTTTAAATCTTTTGTTGAATTATCTTCAACAACTAATAACATACCTAGTTCAATTCCTCTTTCAATGTCAAAATCTGTTATTTTTGTAACACGAACCATATCTCCTGCTTTAATATTTTTCATTAGTCCATAATCTCCTTCATGTCTTTTTCTTTTAATTTATGCTCTTCATACATTTTTTTCTTTTTTTCACGAATTTTTACTGCTGTTCTAATTCCATAAACATGTCCTTCACGAATTTGTTCAATATCACATGGTTCTTCACTAGCTAATAAACGTGTATATCTTACACATGTTACTAATACCCAAAATTTTCTATCATTGCTTTTTTCAAAGCGAAATTCAGTGTGTTTTTTAGTGAATACAAATTTATAATCATCTCCATAATAAACAACTTTCAAAATATTACGTGGGTCAATTTCACGCTTAATTTTTTTAATTGTTTCATTTTTTGTTTCTGGTTCATTCCAATGTCTATGAGCCATAATACGTTCTCTATAACGCTCAATACAATGGTCAGATACATGTATTTTTTGATTTGCCACTTTCATAATATTCATTTTGCTCTTACCTCCCATGATCTTCTTCTTTCAATTTCTAATTGCTCATCTAATTTTTCTGTATATTGTGAAACTCTGTAAAATTTAAAACGACCCAAACGTATTGTTCCATCTAAAATTTTATCAATTGTTTGGACATAATTTTCAATTCCACATCTCCACGCTTGTAATTCATTTACAACTCCAATATCAATTAAAAATTGATAAGCTTGAAGTCTATTAACTCCATTTAATTTAAAAATAAATTTGTCACTATCCACTAGATAATATTTTCCAATATCATCATGTTTAATTAATTTTTCGTACATTTACTTCTCTCCGTTCTTTATTTTATATTTATATTATATAATAAACTAGTGCAATTGTAAACAGTTTTTCAATAATAATAAAAAAAATAGGAAAAAATTCCTATTTTTTAATCTTTTTTATCGTTATATGCTAATATTAGAAATAGCACTATAAAACCTATTGTTGAAATTGTGGCCATAAACGAGTCGATTTGTATTGAAGCAATAATGTCTGTGATAATGGTACCCACTTATATTCCACCTTTCGATTTTGTAGATTATATTGAGTTTGCAAGCAAATGTGTTGTAATGTATTAAAATACAAGGTTTTTCCACGATTTCGTGGAGTTTTAATAACAAAAGAGTTTATCTTTTTGTCGACTAAAATTCTCTTAATTATTTGTTTCTGCCACTCATAATCGCACATATCTAAAAAATATTTTTCCAATAAGAGTTTATTATCGAATTCCATGGAGTTCACCATATTTCTCAATAGCACGATCATAATCTTTTTTCATAAAATAACTAAAGAGTTCTGCTGCTTCCTCCATGGTGGCATTTTCTAATCCATGCTGTCTACAAATTTCAAATATTTTCTCATTGATCACTGTAGAAAAATTAGTATATCCGACTGAACGTAATTTCTGAATATCCTTCGTGGAGTAAACAATATCTACTAAATGTTTTAATTCAAAACAGAAAGCTTTTTTATCTGCATCATATTTAACGTTGTTAAAAACTCCTATATTATTAGCTACGATAATTGTTGATTTATCAATAAAAGGAAATGAACTTGGTGATAAACATTTTCCACGTAAAACATATTTTTTACCATTTTCAAATTGCACTAAATATTTATCATATTCTAATTCTTCTACAATTTGACAAAAATCTCCCATGTGTAAAAGATAAATGTTATAATTTTCGTCATTGAGAGCACCAACTACCTCCATGGTCTGACCTTTAAAAAATTTCTGCTGCATCATTTGCACCATTAGTACCTACCTCTTTCTTTTTTTCTAATTCAACAATTTCAGTTAAAAATTGTTGGTCTTCTTTAGATAATTTTTCATATTTTACATCAGTATTTAAAATTGTATCTAATAAAGTTTCATCTGGTAAGTATAACACATGTTTTTCTTTAAAACGTGTTAAAGCTGTGTATAATAAATTACGATTAGCTAATGGACCTTTGCCCATAACAGTAACACCTTTCATCATAGTCGAACCTTGGCTCTTATGTGTCGTAATAGCAAATGCCATTTGAACGTTATGTGCCGTGGTGTCGATAATATTACTCTTTCCACCAAAGCCAGCATCAACATAATCACGATTTTCTCCTATTTTAAGAGGTTTTCCGTCTAAATCTCTTGCGATTTCTCCTGTATAAGGATCAGTTAAATGTCCTTCGTAATTAATAACAAAAATATCACCATTCATTAAACCAGTATCAACATTATTTTTACCAATCATAATTTGATAACCTTCGTGGAATTCGACTTCTTGCTTGTATAATTTATTTTTAAATACTGCATGATTTGGAATTTGACGAATCTCATTGGATTTGACTTCATTAATAATATCCTTCACTTGATTCGTTGTTGTTAGAAAAATGTCTGCGTCACGATTTTCATAAATAATTTTTTGAACTGTTGTAGCACCAATTCTAACTTGACTATCTTCTGTGTTAAAATCAGGAACTTCTTTACGAATAATAGACATACTGTCTTTAAAAATTCCGGAATCTGCACTTTGACGTTTTGGAATATCTAAAGTAACTAATTCAATTTCTCCATCATTTACCAACCAATTCATAACATCCAACTCAATAGCTGGTAACTGATTAATATCTCCAATTAAAATGAGTTTTTGTTCATCGTCCAAATTTCTAATAATAAATGCTAAATCAGACATAGACACCATGGAGACTTCATCAACAATAACAATAGTCGAATCATGTAATTCACTTTGATACTTTGGAACATATCGAAGTCCAGCAACCGTGGATTGTGTAACTTTTCTCATACTATCTGGACTCATTGCATTTACAAAGTTTTTAACAGCTTTACCAGCGAGTGCACAAGCGTAAACCTTCGCACCCATTAAATTTTTGATATATTTGTCTAACATGTAAGTTTTACCCGTTCCAGCAAAACCAGTCAACATCATTGTCTTTTTACATCTTAATTTCTCAAATGCAACCAACTGATCTGATCCAAAATCTGAAACATCAATATCCTCATTTAACTCAAAGATTAATTCACTATCTTTATTTTCATTGAAATATTTGAGAATTGTAACATAGTCCATGGCGGTATTTTTCAACATAACAACATCTTTTACCTCTAAGAAAACGTCATACTTCTCATTTAATTCTTTGTTAATATTGAATTTAGGAACTGTAAGACGATTTTGTCCATTTTGAATTTCGCGCAATTTAACGAAATTTGAAAAATATTCAATTGTTTGGTTTTGTAAATACACATCATCTTCAGTTGTCATTTTATAAATTTCAACAGCAATTGGTAATGTGATAGAACTATCATATAAAAATGTGTCCCAAATTTTTGAAGGGTCATCAATACGGCGAGCTAAATCATATAATCGATTATCTGACCAACCAGTCACTTTTTGATATTTTTGTAAAATATTAAACATTTCCCAATTAATAGAGCGATATGGGTTTTCAAAATATTTTTCTAAATATAAAGCTGCACGTTTTGGTCCAACTCCATTAATTTGCTTTAATAAATTAAAAGCTTTGTCATATGATTCATCATCTTTGTTTTTGTAAGCTTTATTTAAAGCCACAAACGTTGGTTCATCTTCTGCAATCAATTTAGCAATATTATAAACAATTCCTAGTTGATAGCACAAATGAGCTGTATACTGCTTTGCCTCTCTTTCACTATATCTTTTAAAGTCCATTTTCTTACCTCTTTTTCTTTTATTATTTTATATTTATATTATATCATGAAAAAGAAAGAAAGTAAACACTTTCCTCCTATATTTTTTATAAATATTTTTCAACTTGACTTTTTGTTTTTCCGTATTTTGCTTTGAATTTACGAACTGATAAACTCATATCAATATTTTCTTTACCAATTTCATTAATCCAATCTAAAATAACAGTGTTACTATTGTTTGTTTTACTTTTTTTCAATGTTTTTTCAACATTTTCGTCAATAACATTTGGGTGATATTGTTTCCATAATTTTAAAAGAGTATAATCTGGTTTTAATCCAATATCAAATGTTTTCGTACCTTTTGCGAACCGAACAACAGTGTTACCAATATTTGAAACAAAATATCCATTGTTCACAAAATAGTGGCTTTTATTTTTATACATTTCTAATGCTTCAAATGCTGGCATATTTACACGAGCACAATAATGCAACCACTCTTCTTCAATCATATCTTTTTTCGCATAAGGAACAATGTCTAATGTTCTATTCATATCTTTCCATCCGTTTTCATCAACACATAAGTCAACTTCAATCTTATGTCTAGTCATTGCCATATACAATGAGTTGAATGAAAAGTTTGACCAACTTTTATATTTGCTTCCTTTATTAACACTTTCATCTAATAATGATACGAGCATAACATTATCAAATTCTAATCCTTGTGCACTATCAGCAATAATTGCATATGTCGGACGAATACATTGCATCAGTTCAAAATCGTCTTTAATTGAATCATCACGACCATTAATTAATCTATATCCTTTTTGTGTCAATTTATAATAGTTGCGATAATTTTCATCTTGATAACCACGAATGTCAATATAATAATCAGTTTGACATCCGTTTAAACCATTATCATATGCAAATTTATTAACAACAGCCATTTGCTTCCAATCTGCTACTATAATTTGCCAATCTTTTTTCACAATAGCTTTTTTCAATTTATCTTTATATTCACCATCATATTGAAACAGATATAAATTATCTGCTAACAATTGTCGCATATCTTGACTATTACGAATAGTTACTTTACCATTTTGTCTCCAATTGTCTAAAAGCGCTTCATAACTAATTGATTTCAGCATAGTTTGCAAATCCTTAGGAACTTCCAACACTCCATGGTTATATTGCGATTGCTCTTTTAACCACTCATAAATTGGATAAAAGTTCAATGAAGCGAAGAAGTTTGAAGTAATTCCAAGTAAGAATTGTCGAATAATTAATCTCATTGGACTATAACTTCCGCCTTTAATCGGTTCATTTTGTAAAAAGTCACCTGCAGCAATGATTCTTGTAATTCCAACTTTTTTACAAGCGTCTGCTAATGATAATAACGTATTATAATCAATTTGACTAAATTCATCTAAAATAATTGTATCAATTCCAGCTAGCTGATTTTGTACATTAATTGTTCGTTCAGTAATTGATTGAACTGTTTGCACACGAACATTATGATTAACATTTAGTTTGCTAACTTTCTTTTCAGTTGAACGAACTAATAACCATTTGTTGCATAAGATAATCGGTCTCATTTTACCTTTGTTCATCTCTTGTTCAATCATATTGAATAGTTTACTACTCTTTCCACTTCCAGCTTGTCCTAAAATTAAATGTAAATTAATTTCTCCCTTTACTTTCTTTTTCACAATCTATTCCTCATTTCTAATTAGGGGATATTTAACTAATTCAGCTTCACTAATTAAATATTTATACCCATTATTTTCACTAATCACTCTATAGTTTGGCAAATGTCTCTCATATTCTCTGACTTCTAAAACTTTTAATACATTCGAATTTCCATATCGAATATGATTAAAGCGGTCTCCAACTTTAAAACGTCCTTTAACTAAGTTCAATTCAACTCATCTCCTTATATTTAAGATAATTATATTATATCATGTAAACTGCTCGCTGTAAACTGTAAAATCACAAAAACACCGAATCCTATATATATAGATTAGTATATTTGATATTTTACACTATACACCATGGAGGTGTAAACATCAAAAGTGGGAATATTATATATATTAGACTATTTGATATTTTATAGTAAAATAAGAGGAATTTGTATATTTAAGAGGAATAGTAAGCAAACTACCAATCCTTACGTTTTTGCTTCGCAAAACGTAAGGAGCATACATTTTGCTTCGCAAAAATGTATGCAATAGATATTTACTATCTACTCCATGGAGTCGGTCATATTCCTCTTATTATATATACCACATACTGTGTATAAGGATAGGCACATATATACCATGGAGTATCTATATATCCACGTATATACACGTATATATAAGCCCATATATAGTATACCATATACACCATGGAAAATGATATGATAATACCAGTATACCATACACCATATATACGACACGTATATCGTATATAAAAAGAAGAAGCAGCTGTGTTAGAACGTTGTACAGCAGTATTGATACATATAGTGTACTATATTAATTAATATATATTGCACATCAGCTATATGTAATGGCATATACAGCTATTAATAATATATAACATATATATTACATATATTCATGTATATATCATATATGTAATGCATATAGTAATGTGCATCATAATAGTATATGCAATAAACAATTATATTATATTAGTGTGTTATATTAGAGTGTTGTACGTAGGGGTATAATATGAGGGTGTACCGAGGGGTGTCCTGAGGACATGCAGGATATAGCTACTATAGTGAGTATAGACAGCTTGAGGGTGTGTAGCAGTGAATGTAAGTGTGTATGAGTTCAACGTTATGTGTGTCATCGTTGCACAGCATCATCATATCATTTATTAATGCATTAAAGTGTTTGCAGTCATTCATTATTTTTGTCCTGAGAGTGTGAAATGGCTACCAACCCATCCGCATCGGTCGACGAAATAGCCCGCACGCTTCTCAGGAAAAAATGGCGAAATCCTGGTAATACGTTATT